GTTTTTTTGTGCCTGTTATAATTGGCCTCCAACAAGAGGAGGATTAACCATGAGCAGAGAAGAAAAACAAAAGCCCTTCACGGCTTACAACTTCAAGAAGCTATATAACAAGCAATATGGCGACATTGCCACTCTAGGCAAGCAACACCGATACACGCCGGAGCAGGTTTTCAACCTTGCGATCAAATACTTTGAGTGGGCTGAGTCCAACGCGCTTAAGGCGGCTGAATCTTCATCTTTCCAGGGGCGCACTTACCAGGACGAGGTAAACAAGCCGCGCGTTTTCACATTCAACGGTTTGCGCCTGTTTTGCGGCTGGTCGCGCTGCGCAATGGAGAAATGGAAGAAAGAGCCTGGTTTCTCTGAGGTCATGGAGTTTATCGAATCCGTGATCTATGAGCAGAAATTCCAGCTTGCGGCTAACGGCGTGATTAACGCTGCATTCATCGCCAAAGACCTGGGAGTTGACCAGCCGACGCAAATCAACGTTAGCGCAAACTCCGAGTCAAGCGCTGCAATCGCAGAGGTTGGGGCTGATGAAGTGCGCGAGGCGGTTCGTGATATCCTGGCGGAGATCTGATTATGCTGATATGGGAAGATTTAACAGTGGCGCAGAAACGCGCCATTAAAGAAATGAGTGAATACTCTTTTGAGAAGATGATCCGAATCTGGTTTCAATTGCTCCAGGGTCAGAAATTCCTGGGTAACTGGCATTTCAGCTATTTGTGCCATGAGGTGGAGAAAATCATTTCCGGCGAGTCGCAAAACGTGATCTTTAACATCACGCCAGGCTCAGGTAAGACTGAGGTTTTTTCGATCCATATGTCACCTTACGCGTCACTGAAAAGTAAGAAAGTAAGAAACCTCAACCTGTCATTCTCTGATGGACTTGTCCAGCAGAACAGCAACCGGATCAAAGAAATTATAGGCTCTCCAGAGTGGCAAGAGTTATGGCCTGGCAAGCTGGCAAAGGCGAGCGCCAAAGATCTGATTGTTCAGGACGGCAACGGCAAGGTTAAATTGCAGGTCAACTCTCGCTCCATAGGCGGACAGGTAACGGGTTTGCGTGGCGGCTACATGGATGATGGATTTACCGGAATGTTGGTACTTGACGATCCAGATAAGCCTGACGACATGTTTTCAAAAGTGCGGCGCGAAGCGATTCACAACCGCCTAAAAAACACCGTCCGATCTCGTCGAATGAAGGACACAACGCCTATCGTGATGGTTCAGCAGCGGCTACACGTCAACGATTCGACGTGGTTTATGACTAGCGGCGGCATGGGTGGCATTGAGTTTAAAGTTGTGAGCATTCCGGCGCTGGTCACGAAAGAGTATGGCGATTCACTCCCTGATTGGTTAAAACCAGAGTTTGAGCGTGACGTGCTGAGTAGCGAACCAGTTTACATTGACGGCGTGGCGCACTACTCATTCTGGCCTGCAAAGGAGAGTGCAAAGGACTTGCTCGCGCTACGCGAAGCGGATCCGTATACTTTTGCGTCTCAGTACCAGCAGCAGCCAATAGCGCTGGGTGGCAACGTATTCAAGTTGGATTGGTTCCAGTTTTACGGCGACGGCGAGAAATGCACGCTGCCGAAACCGGATCGCTTTGAATATACGTTTATCACTGGCGATACGGCGCAGAAAGCCGGAGAGCTTAACGACTACTCTGTTTTCTGTTATTGGGGCATGTTCAAGAATCGCGTTTACTTCATTGACGGAATCCGTGGAAAGTGGGAGGCTCCAGATCTTGAAACCAATTTTAAGGCGTTTGTCAATCAGTGCTGGAAGCGTAATAAAGAGTGCGGAAACTTGCGCCGGATCCACATAGAGGACAAAGCGAGCGGTACGGGTCTGATTCAGGGTGCGCAAAAGAGCTTACCTATTGATATAAATCCCGTTCAGCGCAGCACGGACAAAGTTACCCGAGCAATGGATGCCGCGCCAGTTATGCGAGCCGGACGCGTTGCGCTGCCAGAGAGTCACCCGATGTTAAACGAGATTCTCGCAGAGGTAGCGGCTTTCACTTTCGACGACTCGCACCCGAACGACGATATCGTAGATAACATCGTTGATGCGGTTAACGTTGAAATGAACCTGGCAGACGATCCAGTAGCGCGAATGAAAAAGCTTGCTGGGCTACGGAAGAAATAGCACGAATTGCTAAAAGCGTGTACAATGAAGGCTGGACTTTTCCAGCCTTTTTTATTATGGGAGATCAGATAATGACCGAGAAAACAAAACTCGTTAAGGCTGACGGCTACAACGAGATCTTTAAGGGAGAGCAGCGAGTAGAAACGCCATTTTATATGCAGGGCGGCGTTGCAAAACAAAGTCTTGCAACATTCTACGAGCGTGACGGTATGGCAAAGCGAATCATCGACGTGATCCCGGAGGACATGGTTACGCCAGGCTTTAACGTTGACGGTGTGAAAGACGAGGCGGCATTCCGCTCTTTGTGGGATGAAAAGAAGCTAAACTCTAAAATCATTGACGCGCTTTGCTGGTCGCGCTTGTTTGGCGGCTCCGCTATTGTCGCAGTTATCAACGATGGGCGCATGTTGAAATCTCCAGTTAAAGAGGGAGCGCCACTTGAAGATATTCGCGTTTATGACCGATTCCAGATCCGAGTTGAGAAGCGAGAAACAAACGCGCGTAGCGTGCGATACGGCGAGCCTGTTTTGTACACCATCATGCCAGGCGGCGAGATTCCAGAGTATCAGGTGCATTACACGCGAATCTGCATCATTGACGGAGAGCGCTTGCCTAACGAGCAGCGCCGGAAAAATGATGGTTGGGGTGCGTCAGTCCTCAACAAGAAGCTGATCGAAGCAATCCACGATTACAACTATTGTGAGGAGTTAGCAACTCAGCTTTTACGACGCAAGCAGCAAGCAGTTTGGAAAGCTAAAGGACTCGCTGATTTGTGCGACGATGAAGAAGGCGTGTCGGCGGCGCGGCTGCGATTGGCTCAAGTTGACGACGAGGGCGGCGTTGGTCGGGCAATCGGCATTGACGCAACGGACGAGGAATATGAGGTGCTTAACTCTGATATTTCCGGCGTAGACGCTTTCCTTGAGAAGAAAATGGATCGCATCGTTTCGATTACTGGCATCCATGAAATCATCTTGAAGAACAAAAACACCGGAGGCGTTAGCGCAAGCCAAAACACCGCGCTTGATACATATCACAAGCTAATTGAGCGCAAGCGCAAAGAGGACTACAAGCCGATCCTGGAGTTCCTCTTGCCATTCATGATCGCGGAGCAAGAATGGTCTATTTCGTTTGATCCGCTTTCGGTTCCAAGTAGCAAAGACCAGGCTGAGATCTTGAATAAAAACATTGAATCGATCAGTAAGGCGATTGAAGGTCAGTTTATGGATGTTGAGGAAGGACGCGACACATTGCGCTCTATCGCTCCGTCTCTTAAACTGAAAGACGGCAACAAAATCAAGCTACCGGAGCCGGATCAGGAGCCGGAGCCAGGAACGGAGGTTTAATCCATGAAGGTAAAAGGAATCGTTAAACAGTGGCGATTCCCCGAAGCCAGCGAGCGGCAATTAAGCCGCTCCATTAAAGAGGCTGTAAGGGATCTGGTTGTGTTTATGCGCAGTAAAACAAAGGCGATGAAGTTTGACGCTACAGATCAGGAGATCAGCAGCGCAGAGGACGAAATAAAGGAGTTCGCAAAAGATCTTGCGCTCTCCCTGATTGGTCTGCTTCCCGCGCTCGCGTCGGCTGTTTACAAGTTCAACTCAAAACAGTGGGTTAATGTTGCGAAGTCAACCGGAGGGGCTAACAATCCAGTTATCATCCTGCTAATCGCAGTCGGAGCCAATCAGGGCGAGGATTGGTATAAAACACTTTACGGCGAGTGGTACAACATGAGCGCCGCCTCGTTTGACAAGCTTTTCACCAACATAATTAACGACTGGTCTGCTAACATACGCCAGGCCAATTTCACCGGAAAGAAAGCGGAGCAGGTGAACGAGATCGCGGAACGTCGTTTCATGGTCTACTCGTCTTGGGCTGGAAACCGCGCAACGGGAATCATTGGATCGTGGAATAGCCGCCTTATGCGCCAGAGGTTGCTAGATGCTGGGGTGAATTCTTATTACTGGCATGGTATGCTAGACGAGCGCGAGCGACTCAAGCACTTACAATGGGAGGGAAAGGAGATCGGGATTGACGAGATTCACCCGTTCCCTGGCGAGGAGTACGGTTGCAGATGTTGGGCGATTCCAAAATGGTAGAGGAGAATTGAATGAAAAAGGTACAGCGTTTTGATAGCGTTCAGGTGAAAGCAAAGATTGACGAGCACGGTTTTCTTGTAGACCGTCCGATTGTTGCCCGTATCGGCTTGCAGGTTTACAAAACCCCGTTTGGGGAGCGCCGAGAGTTTCGCCCCGCCTCGGAGGTTTTTAAGGCTGACTCACTGGCTACGTTTTCCGGTAAGCCGATCACAATCGGTCACGTAACAGTTACGCCGGAGAATGCAAAAGAGGTTGTGGTTGGTGCGTGTGCTGGCGCTGGCGTGCCAAACGGGATCGGCGTTGAGGTTCCGTTGAGCATTTACGACAAGCGAGCCATTCAGAGCGCGAAGGAAAAACAGACTGCGGAGTTATCGGTTGGCTACACCTCAGTTGATATTGATAAACCAGGCTGGGGTAATAATGCCACTGGTGAGTATTTCTTTGATGAAGATATGCCTGAGGGCTGGAAAGCTGACTCGGATGATTGGGTGCGATTCGATGCGGTTCAAACGAATATCAGCGTGAATCATATCGCTATGGTGTTCAAAGGCCGCGCAGGTATCGCAAAATTAAACCTTGATAGCGAGCAGGAATTCCCGTATCATGACGAGGAATTTTCAAACAAAGAGGATGAAGTTATGACCGTAAAAATCAAACTGGACGGCGCGGTAGAGTTTGACGTGCCAAAAGAGGTAGCAGCTCACATCAACGCGATCACCGCAAAAGCAGATGCAGCAACCGCAAAAGCTGACGGCCTGGAAGCGGAGCGTGATGCACTTCAAGCGAAAGTAGACGGCATTCCGGCACAAATCGAGGCTGCGGTTGCTAAGGCAAAAGCTGACGCAGAGGCGCACGCCGAACTGGTTGCGGTTGCTGGTGAGGCTGGCGTTAAGTGCGACGGCCTGGACGCAAAAGCGATCAAAGTTGCCTACGTAAAAGAGGTTACTGGCGCTGACATCGCAGAGAAAACCGACGCTTATATTGATGCGGCGTTTGATCTGGCGAAAAACTCTGATAAAATGGCAGCACAGCGCAAAGCCATTAAAGGCGATGCAGAGAAGCAAGAGAAGCAAGACGGCGAAGATAAACCGCTGAATCCTGCGGCTCGTTTGGCTAAAGTACAGTAAGGAGAAATAAACATGGCAATTCCAGCAACTTATCAAGCTACAATGGCACGCGCCCTGCCTGGCCAGGTATCCGACACCTCAGCTTATAACATCGACGGCGCTTGCGTTCTTGACGGCAGCGCGAATGTGTTCGTTGGCGTAGCGGTTCAGAATGGCGGCGTTGATTCTATGGGTAACAAGCTGATCAAGCCTATGGCATCCGGCGGCGCAGCTTACGGCGTGGCGATTCGCTCCCACTTCCAGACAACTTCCGCTGATGGTCGAATGGTTTACGTGCCTGGCGGCGGGATCAACGTAATGAACGAGGGTCGCGTTTGGATGCTGGCTGTAGATGGTCAGACTAAACAGCCATACGGCACTGCGATCAAGGTTGACGAATCTACTGGTAAAGTAGATACCACTTCCGGCACTGTAGAGCCGAACTGGATCGCCACTGGCGACTTCACTGAGTTTGACGGCCTCAAGCTGATCGAGGTACAGGTTAAACCGTAATAAACAGGGCGCTCATTGAGCGCCTTTTTTTATAGAGGTGTTAAATGATTGATTACGGCGTCATTTCGGGATGCGCAAATCCTGGGTATCTCGTTGATTCTACGATAAGCGTGATAAACGGCGGCGGCGTTGTATATGGCGATGCTGTTTTCCCTGGGTTTGCCGTGTCTCACTACGGGATTATTGACGGCTGTCACACATACGGCCAATTTGATGGTGATCGAGCCGCTTGCGGGATTGTGATCGCAGGTAATGATATTTGTGTTACAAATGGAATACCTAACGGGGAAGTTTTGAGCGTTTTAGTTAAGGGCAGGGTTTGGGCTGTGATGCTTTCAGATGAAAGAGCACCGAGAGAGGGTGATAGCGTCATGATCTCAGATGGTGGCGTGATAACTTCACTCGCTGAGCGGTTCATTCAAGCCCCTAGAGGCTGGGTATTTACCGGAGACTACGAGAAATTTTCTCATGATCTATCACTAGTTGGCGTGTGGATTACCCAATAACATAAAAACCTATTGCACGTTTAACAAAAAGTGCTATCATTGAGGCTGTTAATCGCTAACAGCCTTTAAGGAGAAAGAAACATGACTAAAAAGTATGACGAATTTGACGCCAGCGTAGTTACCGCTCACCTGCAAATGCAGGGCGTTAAGGCTGACGCTTCCGACATGGGTATCTGGACTGCGCAGGAGCTTCACAAGATCCGCTCCTCTGCATACGAAAAAGAATACCCTGTAGGCTCCGCACTGCGTGTGTTCCCTGTCACCAACGAACTGAGCGACACGGATAAGACTTTCGAATACCAGACTTTCGATAAAGTTGGCTACGCGAAAATCATCGCAGACTACACCGACGACCTGCCAACCGTTGACGCGCTTATGTCTACTGAGTTTGGTAAAGTGTTCCGCCTGGGTAACGCGTTCCTAATCTCCATTGACGAAATCAAAGCGGGTCAACGTACTGGTAAGAGCCTGAGCGCTCGCAAGGCAAACGCCGCGCAGAATGCTCACGATCAGCTTGTTAACTTCCTGGTGTTCAAGGGTTCCAAGCCGCACAAAATTCTGAGCGTGTTTGATCACCCTAACCTCACCAAGATTGTTGCGGCTAAACAGTGGTACGACTCAAGCACCAAGACGAAAGAGCCAGAGCAAGCTTTCGACGATCTGACTGCGGCAATCGAAGCGCTGGAAACTCAGACCAACGGGCAGCACCGCGCAACCCACATTCTGATCCCGCCAAGCGTGCGCAAAGTCCTGACGGTTCGCATGGAAAACACCACTGAGAGCTACCTGGAATACTTCCAGAAGCAAAACGGCGGTATCACCATTGAAGCAATCGCAGAGCTTGAAGATATCGACGGCTCAGGCGGCAAGGGCGTACTGGTGTACGAAAAAGATCCAATGAATATGTCCATTGAGATCCCTGAGGCATTCAATATGCTACCAGCGCAGCCTAAAGACCTGCATTTCAAAGTGCCTTGCACCTCCAAATGCACTGGCCTGACAATCTATCGCCCGTTAACTCTTGTGTTAATCACTGGCGTGTAATATCATGGGAGCCTCTTTGGAGGTTCCCTTTTTTTATTCAGGAGATAAAGTAATGGCTAAAGAAAAAAATGTAACACTGGTAAACTCTGGCGTTTGCTCAATTTTCATCAAAGGTGATCGCTATGTTCCAGGTGATGAAATTGAAGTCCTTGAGTCGGATCTGGAAACTTCCGGCATTGAAATGTTGATCGCTCGCGGCGATCTGAAAGTTAAGAACGACGAAGAAAAGACAGAAGAAGTAAGGGAGCGCGTTACCAAGCGCAAGAAAGCAAGCCCAACCGAGGGCAAGACGAAAAACGAGCTTGAGGACGGCGGCGAGTTTTAATAACAAGGGAGCCTATGCTCCCTTTTCTTTTAGGGGGAAATCATGAATCAAGATGTTATTGACCAGATCGTAAAAATTGCGCCTCCTTTCGCTGGTGTTGATCCTGCTTTACTCCAGGCGTGGATTGAGCTAGCAGAGGAGTTTGTTTGTAAGAAGCGTTTCAAGGACTCATACACCAAAGCGGTTGCACTCTACACTTTGCACCTCATGACGCTTGACGGAGCCATGAAGCAAGAAGGGGAAAGCGTAGAATCTTACTCTCAGCGCGTCGCGTCATTCTCCCTGACTGGTGAGTTTTCGCAGACGTTTGATCGCGTCTCCTCCGATTCCTCAGGCAAGGAGATCCGACAAACTCCGTGGGGGAAAATGTATGAGGCTTTAAACCGCAAGAGAGGCGGAGGGTTTGGGCTTGTAACTGGATTGCGTCGGAGGTCTTGCTGATGAATTACGCTAACATTGCACGAATGGCTAAATCTGGAATTGCGTTTTTCAGTGATCGCAATGGGGTGTTTAAGCTTATCACTAGCGGAGGCGGCGTTGAGATTATCGGCGGCGTTGAGGTTGAAAAGCCTGAGCAATCAACCACCATTAAAGGGCTTATTCGAGCGCCAAAGATTCGAGAGGTTGACGGCGAAACAATCCGCGTAACGGATAAGCTCGGAGTTTTTGACGCAGACATTGAGATCAAGAACGGGAACCAGATCGAGGTTGACGGCGAGCGGTATGTTGTCGTTGAGGCAAGACCAATCAGACCGACAGGGATCACGGTTGCTTATCGTCCGATACTGCGGAGGGTTGCGGTTCATGGCTAACTATTCGATCCGAGAGTTCAAGGGTAATATTGATAAGTGGATTAACTCAGTAGAGAGTGGGTTGACTGATTGCATTGAGATTTTCGGCGGAAAGGTTCAGGAGGCGCTCGTTAAGGGATCGCCAGTTGACACGGGAAGATTCCGAGGAAACTGGCAGGTAACAGCAAACGAGCCTCCGCTCTACGCGCTCAACCAGTACGACAAGGACGGAAATAAAACAATCGCATACGGAGAGCGAGCCATTCGCGCCATAATGCGTGGCGGCGGCGCGGTTCGTGCTATCTACTTTTCAAATATGCTTATCTACGCCAACGCGCTAGAGTACGGGCATTCAAAACAGGCTCCCGCTGGCGTTGTTGGTATCGTTGCAATTCGCTTACGCTCATTCATGGCGGAGGCTATTAGAGAGTCGAGGGCTAAAAATGGATTATGATCTCATGCTGGCGGCACGCAAGGCATTCGCCGCCGAATACGAAAACAGATACGCAATCGCCTATGAAAACGTGGAGTTTATGCCTCCTGGCGATGGCTCTATGTGGTTGGCGTTTCACTACGTTGAATCTGAGCCGTTGAGGTTGTCGCTTGATCGCAAATGCGTTTCTTACATGGGGATGGTGCAAATAAATGTCACGTTTGCGCCTGGTACTGGAACAGACAAGCCGCGCAAGCTGGCAAAAGAGATTGCTGATTTTTTCAAAGATGGTAAAATGCTGGACGTGGGCTACATCTACGAGGGCGCTAGCGTCCGGTCAGTCCAGAAATCAGAAACGGGCTGGATTGTTCCGATCCGGTTTGTTGTAAGAGTTGACACAAAAGGAGAATAACATGCATCTTCCAAACGGTTCACAGATTTTTATCGAAGCGTCTCGCGGCTCCGAGCTTTCCGCTAGCGCAATCAGCAACGCAGAAAAGCCAGTTTTCACCATGAGTGACACGGGCGACCTTGCAACGGGTGATTATGTGATCGTTGCTGAGTCCACCTGGGGCAAACTGCTAGATCGCGTTCTGCGTGTTAGCGCATTAACCAGTAACGAAAGCGTAACGCTTGAAGGTATCGACACAACTGACACTAACGTTTTCCCTAGCGGCGCAACCGCCAAGATCGCAAAAATTTCCGCATGGTCTGAAATCCCTTGCGTTCAGGATCTTGCGCAGGACGGCGGCGAGCAGCAGTATTACACTTATCAGTGCTTGTCCGACGACCAGGAGCAGCAGCTACCAACCTACAAAAGCGTCGTCTCCCTGACGTACACCTTTGCGCACGAGTACGATAACGCAATCTATCCTCTGCTGCGTAAAGCAGATGAAAGCGGCGAAGTCACCGCAATGCGTATGTACGTACCGAAAGCGAAGGAAATGCGTTGCTGGGCTGGCGTGCTGTCATTCAACGAGATCCCGAAAACTGCGGTTAACGAAATGGAAACCGTCTCCCTTTCTTGCTCGCTGAAAGGCCGCTACACATTCCTTCCTGCATAACAGGATTAATCACAAGGGGCGTTGCGCCCCTTTTTTATTTGATGTAATATTACCCCAACATTTAACCACTAAGGAGAAACACCAATGGCTAAAATGAAATTGACTCTTGCCCCGCTTCCAGACTTCAAACTTCCAGTTAAATTTGTGTTGCCGGATGGTAGCGAGCAAAAAATTGTGTTTACCGTTAAACATAAAAAGGCAAGCGAGATTCAAGAGCTTTACCAGAAAGAAGGTATTAAAGATCCTGAATTCATCATGAATGTTGCCGTAGGTTGGGATCTGGAAGAAGAGTTCAACGAAGAAAACGCGCAACTGTTAGTTGATTATTATCCTAGCGCGGCGCTGGCTCTCATGGGATCTTATTTAAGCGCTCTGGCAGGGCAGCGAGTAAAAAACTAAAACGGGCGGTTTATCTGTACTACCAGAAGCCGCCCACAGATGCAGAGCTTGAGGCCGTAGGTTTAACCCGCGCAGACTATGAAGGCGAGGAACCGCCGGAAGTTATATTTGATGAATCAATGATGCAGTCATGGGATGTATTCTGCGCAATGCAGACTCAATGGCGATCTGCTGGTGGCGGCGCTTATGGCCTTGATTACAATGTTTTGCCTATGTTGTTCAAAATCTATAGAATAGACGATGAAGAAATGGCATTGAACGACTTGCGGATCATGGAAAGTAAAGCGCTCGAAATGATGCACGCAGGAAAATAAACGAGCGCCTTTTGGCGCTCTTTTCTTATCTGGAGGTCTTAATGGCGGAACAATACGCAGGATTGACGTTAGGCGTTGACGTTCAGCAGGTAAACAACGCAGTTAAATCCCTGAGGGATTTTAAGACCGCTTCCGAGGGTGCGGCTGATGGTCTTGAGTCTTTCGTCAATGAGGAGCAGGTTGCCCGACAGAGAGCCAAAGATTTGGCCTCCGAGCTTGCAAAGCAGAGAAAGGAATTTCAGAGCGTACAGGCCGCAATAGATCCGACTGCGGCAAAAATGGAGCGACTAAAAGTTGCGGCGGCTGACCTTGATAAGCTTTGGAAAAAGGGAGTGGTTCCAGACGAGACATTTTTCCAGCTTGGAGAAATGCTTGAGGCTCAGACAAACAAGCTTGCAGCAAACAGAAAAGCGTTAACGGCTGAGGGCATGGCGGCAATCGAGGAGTCAAAGCAGAAAGCTAAAGCGGCGGCTGAGGCTCAGAAATTCATTGCGGCTCTTGAGGCGCAAGCTGCTGCTGCTGGCAAGACGCAATCCGAACTGATGGAAATGAAAGCGGCTCAACTTGGTGTAAGTGCTCAGGCCGCGCCATTCATTGCACAGCTTAAAGCGCAAGAAAAACAGATGAAGTTAACCGGAATTAGCGCAGGGCAATACAACCAGGCCATGCGAATGCTTCCGGCTCAGATCACTGATGTTGTAACGTCTCTGGCTTCCGGTATGCCTGTTTGGTTGGTTGCAATCCAGCAGGGTGGACAGATTAAAGATTCTTTCGGCGGCGTTGGTAATACGTTTAAAGCGTTGTTGTCTTTTCTTAATCCGGTAAACGTTGGCCTTGCAGCCTTAGTAGTTTCAATGGGTGCTCTTGTTAAGGCTGGTTATGATGCGTATAAATCACAACGTGACTTGCAAGAGGCATTGGTTCTGACTGGTGGATATGCTGGCACAAGCGGCGCACAGTTTGATAAGCTGGCGCAGGACATTAATAACAGCACTGATGCGACGATAGGAAATATCCGATCCATCGCAACAGAGCTTGCAAAGTCCGGCAAGTTCACGATTGATCAGATTAAAGCAATCACGAAAACCACCGCTCAGTGGTCAACTGTAACTGGTGAATCAAGCGACAAGATAACCGATTACTTTAATAAGATTGCTGGAGATCCGGTTAAAGGTCTTGCAGAGCTAAACGAGCAATTCAACTTTTTAAGCGAAGGGCAGTTAACTTATATTGCAGATCTTGAGAAAACGAAAGGCAAGACAGAAGCAGTAACGACGGCAACAAAGTTATTTGCTGATGTTATGGATCAGAGGTTAGCTGAACTGGCGGACTCCGCAACGCCATTAGAAAAGATGTGGGCTGACATTAAAAAATGGGCGTCAGATGCGTGGGGTTGGGTTGGTGATCATACTCTGGCGGCGCTTAACCTGATCATTGACGTTGTAGCTGGAACGGTTGAGCAGGTTCATTATTTGCTTAATCAGGGTGATATTCTCATTGGTGAGTTTATTGTATCTGCAACAAAGGCTATGCAAAAAATACCTGGTCTTAATGGCGTTGGTGACTCAGTAATTGCACAGCAGCAGAATATCATCAATAACGCTAAGGAGAACAACAAGGAGCTATTAAAATCAATTGCCGAACGTAACGAGCGAGTCAAAAAAGGCGAGCAGGGTTACATTGACATGATGAAAAATCGTGCAGCGGTTGAGCAGCAATATGCGACAAAAACAAAAGAGAATATCAGGAAGGAAGCCGAGGAGTTAGCTAAGCGCGATAAAAAGCAAAAGGATGAAAAAGCTAAGGTATCGGCTGGCGATAAGCTGGAAGAACAATATCAGCGTGATATCCTTGCGCTAGAAACTCAATTAAGAGTTTTGAAAGAGCACAAGACGATCACAGATACCATAAGCCAGCAACGTAAATCTTTATGGGCTGAACAAGCTAAAATTCAGATTTTGCAAGAAGCCTCAACAAAACGGCAACTTACTGATGAAGAAAAAAGCATTTTAGCCAACAAAGATAAGATCCTGGCGATGGCTGAACAAAAAGCTATTTTGGGCGATCAGATTGTTGCGCAAACGCGCCTTAATCAGTTGCAAGATAGCTCAATCAAGTTTATCCAGCAGCAGAAAGCAGCAACAGAAGCACTAGCAAAAACCAGAGGGTTAAGCGAGCGTGAAGCAGCAAGAGCGGAGGAACGTGCAAAGGTTGAGGCTGATTATCTTGCCAAAGGAGGCAAGGAAGGAGATCCGCAACTTAAAGCCATGATGGATGCCTTAGACAACCGCTATAAAGAGGAAGATGCCAAACGTGCTGATTGGTTGGCTGGCGCTAAAAATGCCTTTGCGGAGTACGGCGAGGAAGCAATGAACATGTATGATAATGTCGGCAACATTGCGAGCCAGGCGCTAAACGGACTATCGCAACAAATGGCTGATTTTTTGACTACTGGACAAGCCAACTTCAAAGACTTTGCAAAATCGATCATTAGCCTGATTGTTGAGATGATCACAAAGATGGTTATCTTCAATAGCATTTCCGGCATGATGGGCGGCTCAACCTGGACAATGGGATCGCTGATGAATGGATTCTCTGGCGGCGGGTACACTGGCGACGGCGGCAAGTATGATCCGGCTGGCATTGTTCACAAAGGCGAGTTTGTTTTCACTAAGGAAGCAACGCAGCGAATCGGGGCGCGAAACCTTTACCGCATGATGCGTGGATATGCAAACGGCGGCAGCGTTGGTAGCTCAGGTTACAGCAGGGCTTCAACTGGTGGCGCTGGACTTGCTTACTCGTTCGGTGATATCAACGTTGATATCAACAACGGGAACGATCCAAAAGGCATGGAAACTGGTGTTAGAATGCTTGTTGCTGACATGCTCAAGCGTGAAATGGGTCAAGGCGGCAGCATTTACAATTTCGTTATGGAAAGGAGGTAATTTTGGCTAACCTAGAAATGTTTAAATGGTGTACACAAATCCAGAACAGCGGCGGTAGCATGACCACTGAGGACAACGTTAGTGAGGTTGTTTTCGGTAACGGTTACACTCAAGTTGCATCCTCTGGATTCAACACGACAAAGCGGAGCTTTACGGTTGTGTACGCTGGCGCTGATTACAAGGATGTGATCGGCTTTATGCAGAGGCATTTGATTAAGCCTTTCGCGTGGATCGCTCCTGACGGAAATGCTGGATTATTCAGGGTTAAAACTGGAACAATCGCAGCTAAACCAATCTCCCCAACCACTCAGGAGGTAACGGCAACTTTCACGGAGCAGTTTACCAGCATGGAATAATCAAAGCCGCCTTTGTGCGGCTTTTTTATTGGTGCTACAATACGCAATTATCACAAAGGAGGTCTATCAATGGCTACAGGCAAAGAAGAATTTGAGAACTGTTTACAGAGCCTTTATCCTGGCGAGATCATGACTCTTATCGAGGTTGACGGCTCTAAGTTCGGCGCTGGCGTTTACAGATTCCACAATGAGAATGTGCAATACACGCCGGAGGAGATTATGAGGGCGGTTGAGAGCGGCACGCTACCGCCTAAGGAAATTATTTTCCAGGGTGAGGCATACGGTGCGCGGCCTTTCGGGATCACTGGTATCAGCTTTACAAGTGACGGCAAGGCCGGAAAGCCGGAGTTAACCCTGTCAAACATTGACAGCCAGGTATCCGCACTTATCCGATCATTTAATGGGATGATGCAAGCAAAGGTCACAATATGGGTCACGTCAAAAGAAATGATTCAGAGTGACGGCAGCGTAAAAGACGGCGCTTATCGCAAGCTTGTCTACTACGTCGAGCGGCCTAGCTACTGCAACAAGAGCATAGCACGCTTTGAGCTTACATCGCCGTATGATATGGATGGTATAATGATCCCTCCGCGAATCACTCAAAGCGTTTGCTATTGGGCGCAGCGTGGATGGTATAGAAGCGGAAAGGGTTGCGGTTATAATGGATCGCGAATGTTCGACAAGGACAATAACCCTGTAAATGATCCGAGCCTTGACCAATGCGCCGGAACAGCAACGGCGTGCAAACTGCGTTTTGGTGCGGATCAAGAGTTGGATTTTGGCGGCTGCTCCGTCGCATCACTTTTAAGGAGCTACCAATGATTAGCGCAAAAATTAAACTGGAAATAATGCGCCACGCGCAGGACGTATACCCCGCCGAGTGTTGCGGGGTTGTAACCCAAAAGTCACGCGTCCAGCGATATCACCGAATCAAGAACGTGCATGATGATCCAGAAAATCATTTCTTGATGGATGCAGACGAGTACGCAGATATTGAGGGCGGGGATCATGAAATTATCGCAATCGTTCACAGTCACACCGGAGACGGAGCAACCACGCTACCGAGCGCACACGATACATGCATGTGCGATGAAATGGGCGTGACCTGGGTTATCGTTTCATTGCCAGAAGGTGATATGCGCATGGTGGAACCTGCAACGCGTCCTCTGATGGGTCGCCCGTGGTCGCTCGGTTCGTATGATTGCTGGGGCTTGATTATGGCGTGGCACAAGGAGCAAGGCGTGATCTTGAATGACTTCCGCAAGCCTTACGAGTGGTGGAAGCCGGAGCATGGCGAAAATCTCTACCAGGAGAACTATCTGAAAGAGGGTTTCATTCCGACAGGTAAGGAGCCGGAGCCTGGCGATATGATCATAATGCAGCTTCAAGCGCCAGTATGGAACCATGCCGGAATCTACTTAGGCAATAATCAAATCCTGCATCATGCTTTTGGAAAGCTGTCAAGAACTGATATCTATTCTGGATGGTATCAGGAGCACACGGTAATGATTTGCAGACATAAGGAGCTAAAGTAATGCAGACACTAAAGAGAATTAAGCTTTCTGGCTCGCTGGGGCGGCGTTTCGGCGTTTTTCATGAGTTGGCCGTTGAATCATACCCCGAAGCGATTCGTGCGCTCTCCGTGGCGCTGGAGGGCTTTAAAGACTATATGCAAAGTGAAGTTGGATCGCGTATGCACTACGCTGTTTTTGTTGACGGGAAAAATGTAGGTCAGTATGACGAAAAGGCGTGGAAGTGCGGCAAGGAAATACGAATCATCCCGATCCCGTCCGGCTCAAAATCTGGCGGATTGTTCCAGGTTGTTTTAGGCGCAGCAATTATGGCTACGGCGTTCTTTACTGGCGGTGCATCGCTTGCCGCAATGGGCGCTCTCGCCTCCTCAGCGTTCATGATGGGCGGCTCGATGGTTTTGGGCGGTGTTATGCAGATGATATCACCACAGCGTGGCGGAATTCAGATGGAAGTAAAGAGCACGGAAAATAAGCCGTCCTACGCGTTCGGCGGTGCTGTAAACACAACAGCAGCAGGTTATCCGCTACCGCTGCCATACGGCTATCGAACGGTTGGCGGCGCTATCTGGAGTTCAGGCAGCTACGCAGAGGACAAAGTATAAAACAAGCCCCGCATTGCGGGGTTTTTTATTGGTTGCTATAATGCAACCTCAAAACAGCACAAATTGTTAAAACTGGAGGCCAAAACTATGATAAGCGGCAATAAGGGCGGCTCCTCTAAGCCGTATACGCCAAAGGAGATGGAGGATAACCTGATCTCCATCAACAAAATCAAGATCCTCCTGGCGGTTTCAGACGGAGAGGTAGACGGCGAGTTTTCGCTAAAAAATCTCTATCTTGACGATGTGCCAGTGCAAAACGCAGATGGATCGCTTAACTATAGCGGTGTTAGTGCTGAGTTCCGGCCAGGCACTCAAACGCAGGACTACATCAAGGGATTCTCCGACACATCAAGCGAGATCACAATTCAGCGAGATCTGGCGCAGAATAACCCTTACAGCATTGCGGTAACAAACAAATCACTATCTGCTATCAGGATCAAAATCCTGATGCCTCATGGCTACAAGCAGGAGAATAACGGCGACCTGGTTGGTGTATCAGTGCAATACGCGGTTGATATGGCTGTAGACGGCGGCTCGTTCCAGCGAGTTCTTACTGATACGATAACTGGCAAGACAACAAGCGGCTACGACCGAAGCCAGCGAATCGACCTGCCAGCATTCAACGAGCAGGTGATTTTGCGCGTTAGCCGAATCACGCCGGACTCTAACACAAGCCGAGTTGTTGACGCGATCAGATTGCAGAGCTATGCGGAAGTTGTTGATGCAAAATTCCGTTACCCTCTGACTGGTCTTGTTTACGTTGAGTTTGATAGCGAGCTTTTCCCGAATCAGCTACCGAACATTTCTATCAAGAAGAAATGGAAGCTGATCAAGGTTCCTGTTAACTACGATCCAGATTCGCGCACCTATAGCGGTTCATGGAATGGTTTATTCAAGACGGCGTGGAGCAATAACCCTGCCTGGGTTCTGTATGACCTGATCACCAATCAGCGCTACGGACTAGATCAAAGGGAGCTTGGGATTGAGATCGATAAGTGGAGCATCTACGAGGCGGCGCAGTATTGCGATCAGATGGTTCCAGATGGTAAGGGCGGTTTAGAGCCTCGCTATCTTTGTGATGTGGTTATCCAGAGCCAGATTGAGGCGTTTAACCTTATCCGCGACATTTGCTCAATCTTCCGTGGTATGAGCTTTTGGAACGGCGAGAGCCTTTCTATCGTGGTGGATAAGCCGCGCGATCCGTCTTACATTTTCAGTAATGACAACGTGGTAAACGGTGATTTTCAGTACACCTTTGCGAGCGAGAAAAGCATGTACACACAGTGCAACGTGACTTTCGACGACGAGCAAAACATGTACAGCCAGGATATTGAGGGCGTTTTTGATACTGAGGCCGCTTTGCGTTTTGGTCACAATCCGACAAGCATCACCGCAATCGGATGCACACGACGCAGCGAGGCGAACCGCCGAGGGCGCTGGATTCTCAAGACCAACCTGCGCAGCACTACGGTAAACTTTGCAACTGGTCTTGAGGGCATGATCCCGACAATCGGAGACGTGATCGCAATCGCGGATAACTTCTGGGCTAGCAACTTGACGCTTAATCTTTCTGGGCGCGTCATGGAGGTTTCAGGGCTGCAAGTTTTCCTCCCGTTCCGAGTTGATGCGCGGCCTGGTGATTTTATCCTGATCAACAAGCCGGACGGAAAGCCAGTTAAGCGCACTATTTCACGAGTTAGCGCAGACGGGAAAACTATTGAGTTAAACGTTGGATTTGGTTTCGACGTTAAGCCGGACACGGTTTTTGCAATCGACAGGACTGATCTTGCGTTGCAACAGTACGTTGTTACCGGAATCACCAGGGGCGACGATACGGAGCAATTCACGTACTCAATAACGGCGGTCGAATACGATCCAAACAAGTACGACGAAATTGATTACGGAGTGAACATTGACGACAGACCAACAAGCATTGTAAACCCTGTCGTGATGAAAGCGCCTGAGAATGTCCAGGTGTCCTCTTACTCTCGCATTGTTCAGGGGCAGAGCGTAGAGACGATGGTTGTTAGCTGGGATAAGGTCGAATATGCAAGCTTGTACGAGGTGCAATGGAGAAAGGACAATAGCAACTGGCTAAACGTTCCTCAGACTGCAAACAAAGAGGTTAGCGTTGAGGGTATTTACTCAGGCAACTACTTTGTGAGGGTGCGATCTGTTTCTGCATCCGGCAGCACTTCCCCGTGGTCTGAGATTGTATCGGCTGCGCTGACTGGTAAAGTTGGAGAGCCTAGCGCCCCAATAAACTTAACAGCGTCAAACGATGAAATTTTCGGGATTCGCGTCAAGTGGGGTATGCCAGAAGGATCGGGCGACACTGCATACATTGAGCTACAGCAAGCGCCAGACGTTGACGGAAGGGCTAGCGAAGAAAACGCAACACTGCTAACTCTCGTTCCGTATCCTCAAATGGAGTATTGGCACGCAACGTTACCACCTGGATATATCAACTGGTATCGAGTGCGAAGTGTTGACAGGATCGGAAACGTTTCTGCATGGACTGACTTTGCTCGCGGCATGTCGTCAACTAACGTTGATGATATTTTAGGCGACATTCTTGATGATATTTTAAACTCTGCTGGGTTTGATGAGTTCAAAGAGAATGCCGTAGATACTGCAAACAAGGTTAAAGACCAGGCGCACAGCGTGATCCAGAATGCGCTAGCGATTGATACTAATCTGCGCTGGAACCGAGTAGAAAACGGCAAGCGTAAGGCGGAGCACGGACAGGCGCTTGAGCTTATCGCAAACGAGACTGAGGCGAGAATCCAGGCGGTTGACATTCTCCGTACTGAGTTTGACGAGGGAATTTCCTCAAGCATCACAGAGGTTAAAACCCTTATCTCTAACGAGTCGGAGACGCGAGCGCAGCAGGTGCAGCAGCTTGAATCTACGTTCACAACCGAGATCGGAAAAACAAACGCAAACGTGAGTAGCGCACAGCAAGCGATTGCAAACGAGACTGAGGCAAGGACTCAGGCGGTTAGCTCTCTAGATGCCAAATTCTCAGGGCAGATTGACGGCGTGAATCAAGAAATCGCGTCAAATATCAGCCAGGTTAACCAGGCGATTGCTAATGAGGCTTCCGCGCGATCCTCAGCAGATACGGCGTTATCTACTCGGATCGGAAACACTGAGTCGGCAGTAACGCAGAAACTTGACTCATGGATTGATAACGGTCAAGTAGGTGCTCAGTACGCACTCAAGCTTGGGATTAAGAGCGGCGGCCTTGAGTATACCTCTGGTGTCTCATTGTCTCTTGTGCAAACTGGATCCGGCATTCAATCTCAATTCCTGGTAGATGCGGCTAGGTTTGGGGTAATGACTCAACAGGGGGGCAGCTACACATTGCCGTTTGTAGTTGATAATGGAACGGTTATCATGAATACGGCGCTAATTAAAAACGGCTCTATAACCAACGCAATGATTGGTAACGTGATTCAATCAAACGATTATGTTGCTGGTTATTCCGGTTGGAGGCTGGACAAAAACGGAAACCTTGAGATTAACGGCAGAGCCGGAAATGGCAGACTGACCATTAACAACAACATTATCGCGGTTTACGATGGTAATGGCGTCTTGAGGGTTCGAATGGGGTTGTTCTAACAGAAAAGGGAGCCGCAAGGCTCCCTCTTTTTTACATCAATTTGTTGTGGTCAACAGGGGTTCTGTTTGTTTGCTTGGTGATCATATCGAGCTTGTATTCATCGCCGCGATTCCACTCGAAGCGAAGCGTATACGTGTTAACGTCACCGTAGCACATTACGTGCTTAAATTTACGCAAGTGCTTGTCAAAGATCACGTTTGTGCTCTCCTCAATCTTCACCGTTCGATCTGAGCAGTTTACAACGGCGACGGTTGAGCCAGTAAGAGACATTCTGGAAGCGTCAACCGGATAGCCGATATTAACGTTCAAAGCCATAGCGTTTAAAGGAGCTACAAGAGCCATAGCGAGCATGATTTTTTTCATTGGTATTTCCTCGGTTCGTTGATTTGAATTGATTATAGACACCAATCAGGACGGGTGTTTAGCAATTCGTGCTATTAGTTCCATCCGAGGAATTTAGCTATTGGGATCTTAAGGTTTCCGCGCCCGTTGAAAATATCGTTAAAACCTCGCTGCTTCCGCCTTATCCACGTTGTCTGCAATTCCGAGCCAGTCCAGCGCATTAGGTTTCCAGAATATCCGCTAACAACGCCGTCGTCGCTGACCTCACCCAAGCATGACTCCCATAAAAAGAATGGGTTGTAGCCATGGTAAACGCTAGCAATGTTGCCCTCAAGAGGCCAGTTTCCGGCAACCTCAAGGAATCCAGTCACGCGAGGCATTGAAGCAGCGCCAACGGCAGACCAGATCAATTGACCCGAACCGTCGAAAACGTCAAGCGCTCCAGATGGAAAGTTGGCGTTTCTCGTTGTCCTGATAACGCGTATTGAGTTAGGGAGGAATAAGTTATCTCCAGGGAATCCCCAAGCGCCGTTAAAAAGGAATTGCACCCAATGCAAATAGCCGTCCTGCTTCCAGTAGTTTTGGTTTAGCGATGCCAGTGCGCTAAGGTTTCCAAACGGGGTTTTTAAATTGTAATCGCCAGTGTTTAAATATGTTGGGGTGTACGACGAATGATAGATCGTGTGTTTCTGATCTGAATTAATCATCATCGCGCCAGAGTTATTGTATACCTCAAAACCAGGCATATTACCTCCCTAATTAAATTTATAAACTTCAATATCCATAACCACATCGCTAAACGGGTTGCTGGTTGGTAGATATATCACATCAACCGCACCATCCCGCGTAACGCACGCGTAAGAGCTTCCTATGTAGACGTTAGACCACTTTATAGCGGCAAACGAGTTGTAGCCGTTTATACCACCAACGGCAAACGAAACAATCGCGGTTGTTCGAGGGAATACTATTTGCTGGCGATGCACAAAGCGAGTGCTGAAATCGCCCAGGTCAACAATCAGATTCCCCGATGCATCCCACGCTTGAAGTCCAGACATAATGCCACCTCACTAGCTTGCTTGTTGAGTGCATTTAATATACAGGCGCGGCGTAATCATTTCAATAACAAGTGAGAATCCTTGCTGTTATTGTTTTTCTTGTTTCTCGGTGTTTCCGATTGCGCCCACCGCAAAATCGCACAACGTTTCAGAACAGAAAAAACAAAATAAATAATCTATAATATATAATAAAATCAATAGTTTAGTTTATATGTATTTGTATATTGTTATTTATTGTTTCCACTGTTTCAGTGTTAATTGATGTACTGGCTTACTTTCGTCTGGATATCTCTATTAGCCATTTGATGTGTGTATTTATATAAACCCCACCGCAAATCCGTGAACAATGAAACAAAAAATAACAACGTTTAAAATCATGCACTTAAGAGCTGATTTTGTTGTCGAGGTTGAAAGATGTGTTTCGAGAACAGAAAAAACAATTGAAGGTATTGACTAAACGCCACAAATGGCTACAATGCACGTATACCAACACACAGGGGCGAAAGAATGAGTGAGTTTAAAGTTTTCACTAGCGCAGAAATGCCAAACGAGGTTTATCACGATCCGAATAGCTGGACTGCTGAGTACACAAGCGGATCGAATCTGGCTGAGGTTTTCCAGTCCTCCCCCGCATCCTGGAAATTTAAGGAGCGAGACGAAAACGCAAAGCCGCTAATTTTCGGCACTCAGTCGCATACAAACTTTGAGAGCAAGGCACTGTTTGAGGCTCAATATCGCAGAGCGCCAGCGCCGGAGGAGTTCAAGGATCTGATTACTAGTCAAACGGCTCTCGCTGCGAAATTGAAATCTTTCGGCCTGAAAGGTACAAGCGGGAAGCAATATCCAGACCTGATCAAGATGATGGTTGATTGTGGTGAGGATTTGCAGGTTCAATGGCTGATTGAAATGATCGCAGAATCCGAAGCGCGTGCGGCTGGAGTTGAGCTTGTAAACGCAAAAGATTATGACGCTTGTGTAGCCATGCGCCAGGTTCTTGAGTCGATACCAGAGCACAATGCGTGCATGAATAGCCCAACAGCACAGCGCGAGCTTTCGATTTTCGGCGTTATCAACGGCGTCAAGGTAAAAGTCAGACTGGATCACATTGACGAATGCGAAAACGTAGAGTTTACGCTAATCACTGGATATGACGACAAAGGCCAGCCGATTTGCGAGGACGTTGTTTATCCTGAGGCTATTGTGATCACGGACTACAAAACCACAATGAGCGCCAACCCTCTCGAATTTGAGCGCCTGGCATTCAATCACGGCTACTATTTGAAAATGGCATTGCAGCATGATTTATTCCGCAAGGCTTACCCGAACGAAACGCGCCCCGTGGTGGTTCGACTGCTGGCGCAGGAGAAGAAAAAGCCTTACTTGCCGCTGGCGTACCGCATGAACAGCGAGCAACTCAAGATCGGGCGCATTCAGTACATGAGCGTGATCAATCAGCTTGCAATGTGCCAGGCGCATAACATCTGGCCTTCATACGCAAACGGAGCGCCGGAGGTTTCGCTAACTACTCCTGATTGGGTGCGCCGCCAATACAAAGAATTTCTGTAAACAGCACAAATAGCTAAACAAGTGAAAATGGAGGTGTTATAATGCCTCCATCAAGTCAACAAAGAGAGGATATCAAAATGGAAAACATCACCAATGAAGAAATGATTAGCGCGGTATGTGAAGCTCACATGCGTATGTTTGTACACCGCATCACTTTCGCCATGAAGGACTTTGTTAAGCCGCTTAATCCGGCAGACGGCGAAGAAGAAATGAAATACATCCGCGATGTTATGGAGGCGGTTGACAACGTTGTAGCAACTGCGCTGATGGTCAAAGAGGATCCCGAAGCAATCAAGATGATGAAGGAATCCACCGACAAGCTGATCAATCAGCTTATCGAGATCCATAACGGCGGCGAAGTTAAGCACTAATTAATAACAGGCGGCGAGAGCCGCCTTTAAGGAGAAAGCAATGAAGTTATCTGAGAAATTTGACGAGATTTTGCCAGCACTTCACAAAGCGCGAAGCCAGTTTGTTAAGGTGAAGAAAGATCGCCAAAACACACACCTAAAAAACAAATACGCAACTCTTGACAGCGTTCTTGATGCAATCACGCCAGCATTGACAGAAAACAAACTTATGATCATGCAGGACGGCGAGCGTATCGAAAGCACAATGCGCGTTGAAACGACCGTGATCCACATTTCCGGTCAATGGGCTAAATTTTACTTTGATATCCCAATCGCAAAAAACGACCCTCAAGGCGTTGGATCCGCTTTCACTTATGGGCGACGTTATGCGCTGGCGGCTGCTTTCGGATTGAGCCAGGCTGACGACGACGCGCAAATTGCCGTTAAGTCTGCGCAGGATTGGAAACGAGATCTTGATAAGTGCGAAAGCGTAGACGACCTGCAAAGCGTTCTGCGCGATGCGTGGAAGTCAAGCGATAAAGCGAATCAGGTTATCATTAAAGAGCACTACGAGAAGCGCAAAGCGGAGATTGAGATCGGAAGCGCTCGCGGATTTAGCGCCGCCGCTCCAAAGCAAAACCTTGCCCCTAAGGTTGACGAGCCACAAAAGCAAGCTGTAGAATCACAGCCAATCACCAGTTTTGAATAATAACGCGGGGCGCTAGCCGCCCCAATTTCACAGGAGAAAGCAATGCACATTATCACCGGAGAAATTCGAAAAGAGCCTAGAATCAAGCAGACTCAAAACGGCACTCTATACGTTGTCGAGTTATCAGAGCGCTATAAAGACCGAGAAGGCAACGCGCAATATACAAACTACACGTTTTTCTTTAATGCTCGCGCCGGATCTGAGGGCATGAAAAACTGGTATGATGAAGCGTTCCAGGTTGGAAAGGTGATCTCTGTTTCTTGCGAAACGCTAAAGGCTGAATTGCGAGAGTATGAGGGCAAGACGTATGTCACCATGCAAGCGGCAGACTTCCCGAAACTTCTGTTTAGCCAGCGCGGAGGCGCAGCGCCACAACAGCAAAGCCAGCCGCGACAGCAAGCGCAGAGTCAACCACGGCAGAGCCAAGAGCCGCCGATTGACTTTGACGACGATATCCCATTCTAAAAATAAACCCCGCTATTGCGGGGTTTTTTGTTACTTCTCAATAAGTTTTGAAATCATAGCTTTCAACTCCTCAACCTCAGCTTTAAGGTTGTCAATCTCCTCCTGCTGTTTTTCAACAATGCCGCCGATGTAGCGAGTTGCAAGCGCCGTGTCAATCATGATCACGTTGTTATCAAGTCCAAGAGTATCATCCTTGTAGTCCATAATAACCGCCGCACCAGACTCGTCATACTCTACTGAATTGTCGATGATTGGCGATCCAGGAATGATGCGCACGTATTCAGGATCGATCTCGTACAGGTCTTGAGCGATAACACCACGTCGCAGACGATTGTACTTGTCGGACTTATACACGAACGTTGACGGCTTGAATTTCATGATATTGTCAAATGATGCCTTACCATCATTATATTCAATATCCTTTTTCAAATCCCTGTCAGACGTTGCCACTCGCTGAAACTCAAAGCCGCCACCCCAAATTCCAGTATCCCAAGCTGTAATTCTTCCATCAACACGAAACTCAAATCCACGATGATATGTAGCATCACCCATCATATGGATGTTTGGTCTAGGCCAGTCACCAGTACCTCCAGATATCGCCCCGAAAGAGTATCTCAAATCATACCCTCCAGTTGAGCGAGTTCCTCCAGCGACAACCGGAGAGTAGCCGCCGTCATTATTGAGGACAGTGTCAGCGTAGAACGTAGCTCCCATATACTCACCATCAAGCGCCCAGCCGCCAGCGATACACTGACCCTTGAAACCCCTTTGTGCGGTAATGTGTCCTCCATATGAGTTATGGAATTTAAACTCTTTCCAATCGCCACCCTGGTTGTTAACACCGATCTTGAAGTGATCAATATCAGAGGAACCACCCCTCACACCTCCAATCTGCCAATACCCGCTATACCAGTTGCCTTGCAGTAGGTTAACCCACGAACCAGGATTACCGTCGCCAGTAATGTTTTGCAGCATAATGTTTTTATTGCCGCCGTCAGTTGTTAGAACCCCAACAGAATTACCTTGCGCAGCCCAAACGTCACCGTTAGATCTCAGCAGACCAGCGCGAGCAGTGCCAGCAACGAGAATCTCCTGAAGTCCAGACATAGAACCATCTTCATCTATCTGAACATAGTTGTTTTTACCATTTCCAGACGTGTGGATTGTTGTCTTGCAGATCCCGCCCTGAACCTCGCTATAAAGTCGAGACATGCTCACGCGTTCGCCTGAAGAATTTAAGTTGTCGCTCTGGAATATGCCACCATTCGCCCCATTAAACGTCTCAGCAATCACCTGGGCGAATTTCACCGATTGCTCCTTGCCTAATTCAAGGTTATTGCGAGCGCCAGCAACATCCAACGCGCCAGTACCGCCGCGATTAACAGGAAGCGGCTTTATTGTTCCGCTGGCATCGTCATACACACCCCAATCGCCGCTATCATCAACATAGATTTTCATCTTCTTGTTTTGTGCGTACATGTATGTTTTTTCGCCCGACTGCTTAAAGCGATCCAATTGCAGGTTAACACGCGCACCCTCAGCAGTTGTTGATCCAGTACCGCCAGAAGTGACAGCAATCGGAACCGTCTGCCCGTCAGAAGTTTGCCACACAAACAAGCCGTCATTTCCCAAAACAAGGCGATGCGATAAGTCTGGCGATGATACCATGTTGTTACCAAATGCGGTATCAATCCAGCCCAATCCCAGGTTATTAACGGCTGAACGTCGATCAGCTACGTCTGACAGGTTAGCGTCCTTTCGCATTAGGTTAGTAGCGTCAAGCTGATCAGCCAAATCCGCCGCCGCTGCTGCGTTATATTTTACTACAGCGTCGATTTCCTCTAGCTTTTCCCAATCAAATGTTTTCAGGAAGTCAACAAAACCCTGATACATTGTTTCCTGACCCTGGTAGTAACGCAGAGTTTCAGCAACGTCTTGCGCCAGGCCGTCAACGGTGATCGAATCATGCAGCAGGATCACATAGTCGCCCTTAGGAACGACAGCGCCGCCAGTTGAGGTGGCACGCAGTGAGGTATCATTTATGATCTCGCTAATTGTTGCATACGCAACCGGATTGGTTGCAAACACAATGGTTGCTCCTGGTCGAATAAGCGTTAACGCCGTTTTCCAGTTTGTGCCGTATCCGGTGATATATCCGTCAGCGTCCATTGACGCTTGACCATTGCGGTAAATAGCCATATGTAAACTCTCCTAAATAGCACGTTTTGTTAATGACAAGTCGGATTATAGCATTGCGCAAGGCATAAAAAAACCCCGCCGAAGCGGGGCAAGAAAGCAATGGTTTACCGTGTCGGGAGTAAAGTTTTCGGCTTGTAAAGCTTTCGCTCTATCCCTTGACGGAAATTATCGTTAATAGGAAGCATCACGTCAAGCCCTCTCTCCTCTGCGGCAATTATCACGTCCTGATCGGTTGACTTGCACACCACGCGCATTTTTCGATCTCCTTTATATCGGTGCGCAACAATCTCAACGTTATAACTTGAGAAGCAAGCCCACACCTCTTGACCTGTATACAAATGAATGTGTTGTGCATCCACCCAATCAACACACAGATAGATTGCGTTGTCAGTTTTACCAGTCACCGCAACCGATCCTCGCGTGTAGTCCTTTGCGTAAAACTTTTGATCCCCCATTTCATCAATCATGAGGATGTTACACATTTCATCATCAAGACCATCGTCATGCACCAGGTAGCACGGAATAGCATGAATAAGCGACTCTCCGCCGTTCTCCAGCGTTTTAACGCCTACAGAGTACATTTCATCATCTGGCGGCGCGATGCCCTCAAAAACGCTTAGGGGAGTTTTAAGCACGCCTTTAGTTCTCTCCATTACTGCAACACAGTTTTCATGCGGAGCTTGAGATCCAAAAGAGTAACCTGACGCGCGGGAGGCTCGTTTGTTGGCCTTAACTATATACTCCTGAGGAACCTTTCCGAGAAAGCGCCCCAGGATGTTAATGCACTCGCTGTAAGGCTCGCCAGTGAGCTTCATTAACCAGCCAATACCGCTATCGTTACCGCAACCGTTGCACACCGCGCCGCCGTCTCCGTCAGTGCTAAGTTTGTCAGTCCAACGGAATCGGTCTTTACCTCCGCAATGGGGGCAAGGCTGGTGTTTTTTGTTGAAAACGTCATTGCTCAATCCACAAATGCTTTGCAGCGCATCGCGCCACATCCCTTTCATGTACGGCAAAACGTCCTCTTTCTGAAACATCATGTTCTGGTGTACTTCTTGCATGACTCGCTCCAATAAAAAAATCGCGTAGCCGGATGATACCAGATACGCGATCTTTGGTTTAGCTATTCGTGCTGTTTATGAAGTCCGACTCTTTCACGACGCGCAGCATTTCATAGCGGTCACATTTCGTCGTTAACGCCTTGCCGTTTGAGTCGAATCGCAAATCTGGACGACAGAATGAAGCCCGATATCCCTTGCAGCCGTTTCGCTTATAGTCGGCGTGAACCTTTTCGGCTCCAGAAACGGAAATCATCCCGCGCTTGCGCCACTGCTGAATAACCTGGTGAGTAACTTTTAATCGCCTTGTCATTTCTGCCTGAGATCCGTAATATTCGCAAACGGCATCTAGGCGAGCACGCAATCCGGCTTTGACTTCATCCTTTAGAACGTAGTAGCCTGTTTTGCGCTTGCGCTTTTTCTTGTCTTTACCGCGCTTTACACCGTTGTTGCCATTGATTGTGCGCTTGTCAATTTCGCCAGTTGATGCAGCAATTTTCATATTAAAACCTCCGATAGCACTTTTTGCTAAAAACATTCAAAACGTAGGCGCTATTATACATTCAATCGGTTAACGAATAAAGGTTAAAAATGGCAATTCCAAACATTGATAAACAGATTTCCGCTTTAGGTGAGGCGGTAATCAAGGCGATTCAAGATCGCTTTACGTTTGGCGGAATCACCCCATACCCTTACCAGTGCGTTGCGTACACTGAGATCGCAAAACGCATGAAAAATTACGAGCATCCTTTCTTTGTGAAAGCGTCCGTATCTGCTGGTAAAACCATGATTTTTGCAATGGTAGCGGCTCAGTGTCAGAGGATGGGGCTTAAAATGATGGTTCTTGCTCGCCAGGGTGAGATCGTGGATCAGGATTCAGAGGAGATCAGTAATTTCGGCGTGCCTAACTCCGTTTACTGCGCGGCGCTGAAACTCAAGGGCGTACATTTCCCCATCGTTGTTGGCTCTGAGGGAACCGTTTCAAACGGATTGTTTAAGGCGTTGGGCGACTACGTGCCGCACGTTATCGGGATTGACGAATGCCACCAGGTAGATTGGGAGGATTTAGCGGAGGCAATCGAAAACGAGGAACCGTGGGAGCAAATGACCACGAAAAAAGGCGAGATTGTCCTGAAAGGTGACGGCTCCCGCGCTCTCAACAATGACGGCGAGCCAATGGAGGGAACCGGACGCACGCAATATACGCTTATCATTCGTGAAATGCAGCGCCGATGCAAAGAGACATACGGGCATGAGTTGCGCATTTTTGGAATGACCGGATCCGAGTTTCGCGGCGTGGTTCCAATCCTGGTGGAAGATAAGCGCCAGCGCGGATTCTGGCGCGAGCAGGTGACGAACATTGATACCAATTACCTTATCAAGTTCGGATCCGTTGTGCCTACAAACTTTGGCGGCGTAGATGGGCTGGGGTATGACCTTTCAGAGTTCACGGCATCCAGCGAGGATGGGGTTGCAGACTTTGACCAGAAAACTCTGCGCAAGATGGAGGAGAAGATCCATAAAGATGCAACCATGACTCAAAAAATCATGGCACGCGTGCATGAGATCTGCAAAGACCGCAACGGCGTGCTGGTAACTTGCGCGGGTGAGCGTCACTGTAAAGAAGCCGCCGCCGCACTTCCGCCAGGAGCGACATACAGAATCATCACTGGCAAGACCGGAGAGAAACAACGTAAGAAATGGTTAAAAGAGGCGTTTGAGGGGAAAGTAAAATACATTTTCCAGGTTCAGGCTTTGAACACTGGCGTAAACGTTCCATATTGGGACACGTCTGTAATTCTGCGCAAAATCGGATCGCTTACTCTGCTGATCCAGCTTTTGGGGCGCGGTATGCGACTGTTAAAGAAATGGCACATTGAACAAGGATTCAAGAAAGATGATCATCTTGTTCTTGACTTTGCCGGATGCATGGACGAGTTGGGGCAGCTTTATTTTGATCCTATTCTGGAACAAGCGCAGTATCAGCGCCGTGGCGACAACGGAAAAGATCCTAAATTCTGCCCTGACTGCGGCACGGAAAACTCATTCTATGCACGCCGTTGCGTTCACGTTGACGAAAACGGAAATCGCTGTGAGTATTTCTGGAAGTATCGGGAGTGCGAGGATCAGGTAGACCCGCGCACGAAAAAGGTTGTCGTCAAAGGCTGCGGCACTAAAAACGACATAGCCGCCAGGATTTGCCGCTGCTGCGATGTGTCGCTTATCGACCCGAACGAAAAACTATCCGGCAAGCACTACACTAAAAATGATTGGTGCAATGTAAAATCGTTCCGTGTCGATATGACCAAAAACCAGCGCGGGATCGTGTTCTGTTATGAGCTTGAGGCTCACGGCGAAACGTTCAAAGCTTATGAGCGATTCTTCCCTGAGTCTGACAATCAGATCTGTAAAACGCTATGGAGGCAAACGGCGCTCAAGCATATTGCAGATCGCAGGATTGCAGGTGTTACGGCGAGCTATCGCAACGCTCGCAAGATTATGCAAAACGCGCATCACATTATGGCTCCGAAACGCGTTACGCATCGCAAAAACGCGAAAGGAGAGGACATTATTTATCATCGGGAGTTTTGAATATGGTTACTGACAAAGGCGATTATCTGGAATATTACGAGCGGGATCCGAGCGATACGCGCAAGGAAGATTCTCACCAGGTTGATTGTGTGGCGTGGTTGCGCCACCATCACCCACACTTACTTTTTTGGCACACTGTAAACGAGGGTAGCAAGACAATCACCGCCGCGCTGCGTGACGAACAGGCCGGATTGCTAAAGGGCGTATCAGACTTTGTTATCCTGATTGGTTCTGGTAAATACCCGTTTGCAGCCATAGAGCTAAAGCAAGCCAACAAATCAGGCAAACGCAAGGCTTCACCAGTCAGCGACAACCAGAAAGCTTTCTTGAACAGGGTTAGACACTTGGGGGGTTTCGCAGCCGTTTGCTATGGCGTGAAGCAGTTCAAGCTTGCAATTGCAGATCTCTTGCAGGAATAGCACTTTTTGCTAAAACAGGCGCAACGGAATGCGCCATAATGCACACAACGAAAACAACTGAGGAAATGAAAATGGCTAAAGACATTCTTGACAACTCAACAATCGACGGTATCGAGCAGGTTGATGAAATGGACTTTCACGAATTGCAGCACGGAAAGTATTCAGACATAGCCCTGCGCTCAGGCGGTCATTACCAGGCCGTGAAACCCTGCCAGTATTACAAGGTTACAGGCAACCGTTACGCCGGAAGCAACACTCCAGATGTTGTCCGTGACCTTTGGGCTACTCCGCGCGATGTTGTCGCGTATATGGAAAGCCGATACGGTAAATATGATCTTGACGCTGCGGCGAGCGAAGATAATAAAGTCTGTGAAAAATTCTACAGCAAGGAAACAAACTGCTTAAAGCGTTGGTGGGGTAGCAAGAAGCACGTATGGCTGAATCCTCCATATTCGAATCCAGATCCGTTTGTGCTCAAGGCCATTGAGCAAATGGAGCACGAAAACCAGATCGACATATTGCTTCCAGCCGATAACTCAACGGAATGGTTTAGCGATGCGCAAAAGCACGCTGCGGAAATTATCTGGATCACTGGCGAAACCTGGAAAGATGAAGATGGGCGCGAGTATTCACGAACCGGACGATTAGCGTTTATTTCCGGCCTGACAGGTGAGCCAGTTAGCGGAAACAATAAAGGCAGTGTGATCTTTGTTATGCGTAAATTAAAAGATGGTGAAACGCAGCAAACTCACTACGTGAAAATCAGCGATATTTGCCCGTCTGTAAAAAACAAGCGAGCCAAAGCAAGGAGTTTTTAATGAAAGATGATATTTCAGCACTTGGAATGCTTTGTGCATTCATGATCGGCGGCGGTTTTTGTTCTTACGCGCTCATTGCGCTAATCATCAAAATAGGGGAGTTGATTTAATGGGCGAGAGAAATGTAACACTAAACGAGACTGGTTTATTTCTGCTGTATCGCGCTATGGTGTGCCAGGCTATTGACCTAAATCCACACATTAAGGATGTAATAGAGGTTGACCCGTGGGAGTATTCCAGCGCTCTTGACATGAGCTTTGAGGAAACCGCAAAACTACCTCTTGAAAAGTGGCATATCAAGATTGCTGATGATCTGGATGAAATGTGGCAAGACCTTAAAAAGCGAGTTGCTCACTAAATAGCACTTTTTGTTAAAAATGCCCGGCGAAAGTCGGGCATAATTATTTCCAACGAAAACCACTGAGGAAAACGAAATGAAAATCTACAGCAAAGCAGCCCTGGAAATTGCACAGCAAGCAGCACGCGAGGCCGTTGAGTTGGGCGTTGTCGGCGGGGGCGACTTTGATTGGGCTGCGGCTATGATTTGGCTGAAAATCGCAACCGGACACGCGCCAGTTTTCAAGTATGAGGAGCGCGGAATTCGTTCAATCGTCGCGTCGATGGAGGCAAAGTGAAAGTTGAGCAAGGCCGCGAGGCCGTTTGGAATCACGCCAAAGAAACCGGAATGGCAGACGATATAGCACGAATTGCTAAAATCTTTGATCTGGCTGATGTTATTATTATCAGCAACGGGAAAATGACTTACTTGAACGAGAGGCCGAGAAAAATGCATCGCGTGCCAGCAATCCCGACAAAAATTGACTTCAAAGAAGCAATGGCAAAAATCAGAGAGCCGAAAAAGTATTACAAAGGAGAATAGTTATCATGTTGCGCTTGCTTGTTCTTCCAATGCCCGTTATCATTGCCGCCGTTGTTATGTACGCACTTGTTATGTGATTTAAGAGGAAAAATTAATGATTCAGAAAATGACAGATCAGCAGTTTAAAGACGCACGAGCAGAGGGCAAAACCTACAAGCAGATCGCGGATGAGTTCGGCTTGAATGTTCGCACCGTTGAGCGACGCGCGGCACGCCTTGCTCGCCAGGGTGAGACTGACACGAAAGGCGCACCAGGTTTTGCGGTTGTTCGTGAGTCAGTCCTGACCCGCGCAAACGGCGAAGAAGTGATGCGCTGGACTATCACCAACAAAGATAAAGAGCAGTTTGAAGCACTCATGCAAGCCGCGATGGATGCATTTGCTGAGGAAGTTCCGCGCCTTGAGCCTCAGCCGGAAAGCCGAAAGGACTACAGCGAAAGCCTGGCGCTATACCCTATCTTTGACATGCACATTGGCGCAATGGCTCACAAGCATGAATGTGGTGAGAATTGGGATACGGCAACAGCCGAGAAGGTCATGAATGACTTCTTTGATTATGCGGTTGAGTGTGCGCCAAATAGCGAGAAAGCTGTGCTCCTGATTGGTGGAGACATGCTTCACAGTGACGGCCTGGAGGCTGTGACACCTGCAAGCGGTCACGTTCTGGATCAGGATAGCCGCTACGCCAAACTTGTTTATGTCGCAATCCGAGCAACTCGCCGCGCTATCTCATTGATGTTAACCAAGCACAAAGAGGTTGAAATTCAGGTGATCGAGGGCAATCATGACCAATCAGGCATGATCTGGCTACGCGCAGCAATGGCTGCGGCATACGAGGACGAGCCGCGCGTGATGGTTGATGTTTCTCCCCGCGTTGTGCATCACACGCAGTACGGAAAAACCTTCCTCGCGTATCATCACGGTCACACCGTGCGCAAGCCGGAAACGTTATTGATGATGTGTGCGGCAGATTGGCGCGAGGATTTTGGCAAATCAAAATCAATGTATGCTCATGTAGGCCATTGGCATCACCAGACCGTAACAGAAACCAGCCTGGGGATTGTTGAAGTTCACAGCACTATGGCGGCTAAAGATGCGTATGCGGCACGCGGCGGCTGGCGCTCTCGTCGTCGCGCTGCGGTTATCATCTACGACAAAGAGCACGGCGAGATCGGGCGATTCATGTTCTACCCTGAAATGATGGAGTCAAAATAATGAAGGTTAAATGCGTTGAGAATTCATCTAAAACACTGCCTTACTACGAGGGCTTTGTGTACGAGGCAGAGCCATTGCCTGGCGGGATGTACAAGATCAAAGATGAATCAGGGCAGCATATTATTGCGCCGCTAAAAGGGCATTATCTGGAGTTTTTACAGATTGATTAACATTTAATTTCATGAGCTTACAAAGGGCTGGCGTTTGCTAGCCCTTTTTTTATTGTTTCGCTTTTGCTCATTGCTGGTTAACATACACTCACTTAATTATTGACATTTTGCACGAGGAGGTTAGATCATGAGAGAATTTTTAAACGCAGTAAGCACCAGCACCGGAGGCGCATCACTGACGGGCGCGGCTACGGGGCAAATGACCATTGCGGTTGCTGGTCTTATCCTAATGGCGGCATTTGGCTTTTGGGGCGCGTATCTGCGCTGGAGGGATAGCAAGGCGCTGCGAGAGGCTTTGGATCGTGAAGATATCAAAGAGGCAATTCGACTCAGGGGGAAATAATCATGAGTTTACAGAGAAGCGCGGCATACGCTTTATTTGGCGCTGCGCTCTCGTTAACTTCTCCGCTCCTGGAGGAGATCGAGGGCATCCGGTACAAGCCTTATAAAGATATTGCCGGAATCTGGACAGTCTGCGCGGGTATTACCGGATCTGACGTTGTGCTTGGTAAGACGTACACGCAGAGAGAATGTGACGCACTTCTTGCCAAGCATATCGGGATTGCAAAGGCAGAAGTCGATAAGCGCGTAAAGGTTGAGATACCGGACACTATGCGTGCGGCAATGTACTCCTTTACGTACAACGCTGGTACTGGAGCGTTTCGCAAGTCAACCATGCTCAAGAAGATCAACAATGGCGATCTTTATGGGGCGTGCGACGAGCTTTGGAAATGGACGTATTACTACAATCCAAAAACTGGCAAGCGCGAGAAGTCCAAAGGTTTAAAAAACCGTCGAGCGGTTGAGTATAAATATTGCACTAAGGATCTGAAAAAATGAAACGATTAGCTTTGGCGGTACTTGTTGCCGCCTCTCTTTCTGGTTGTTCAGCGTCAAGCGCTCTGAGCGGTTTAATTGGCAGCAAGCCGGAAATCACAGCGCAGGCCGGAGCCGAAAACGTAAAGCAAACAGTAGGCGTGACGGCAAAGAATGACGAGAGCAGCAAGCAGGAAAACACGATCAAGGATTCTCAGGTTGGCAAGGTTGACTCCTCAAACAAAAAGAAGGTGAGCACTTCAAGCATCCAGGCTGAGACAATCACAGCCGACAAGATCGAGATCAGAAACAGCGAGAGCGATTTGTATGTGATATTCTTTGCGCTGGCTTGCTTATTTGTTGCTGGCTTTGCCGCTGGCGTTTTTTGGAAGGGCAGAAAAAACAAAGGGGCATAATGCCCCTTTTTTCATTCCAGTAGTCTGACGTTGACCAATACAACTCCGTCCTCGTCGTGCAGGTTGTGCTCCTTTGCCGGATTAGCTCGCATATCGCTGTACAGGATTAGGAGAAGCGCCGCAATCATTTCGTCATGCGATACCGAATTTACGGCGCAGTGCTTCATAATCGCATCTATTAGATTTTGTGTTGAATAATTCATCGTCGCTTAACTCGTCAAGGTGAAACAGATCGTAAATATATTTATTGCTCTCACCCTCCAGGCTATACAGTTCAAATCCAAACGGCCTCTTGTGCGAGCCTTTGCACGTCACCACGCCTTTATCTATCCCAAGATAACCCAATGTAGCCATTCGCGGGATAAACTCAAGAGAGACGCTTGAGGCGAATTTCCGAGGCGTCATATTTGCGGCTCTTGCGAGCCGCTCACACTCTTTGTGCTGAAAAACAAATCTGGCTAAGTGCTGGCGATTAAACCAATCGTAGCTTTCGCAAAACTTATACAGATCCAGCAGAAACATCATTTATCACCCCATTAAAGCAGGATTCACAAACACGCGCCCATTCGTGAGGCATACGTAATTCAGATCTTCAAGGATTGGCAGCAAGTGATCCTCAATTCGCTTCATCACGCCAGCCTGACCCAAGAACGGACGAACCTTGCGCACGGATTCGTAAATAGCTCGCGCAGTGATAGCGCCCTTATTTGCTTTTCCGAGCCTGGTTATCGTGTCGATAATCTTGATCAACTCTGCATCCTGACCAGCATGACCGGAAGCATTCGCCGCGCTGATGTAGGTCTTGCTCAATTCCTGGAACATCAAGAGCGCCTCCTGCATTGTCTCAACGTCAATCTCTCGTGACTTTGTGGCGGTTCCGTTAACGTCCTGCCAGTTTCGGATCGTGTGGATAACGGAGGCCAGGCGAATAACCTGCTTATCCATTTTACCCAACGCGCCGCGTAGCATGGTGTGAGAATATTCTCCTCCGTCTGCAAGTTTTGGCTCCATTTCCTGGCGTGCCATGTTGAGCACTCGCATAGCGGAGCGGCTAACCTTCAATGAAACGGATTGCTCCGTCATGATATTGTGGATCAGCTTGTAATAATCCGCCTTAAGACCTGCATCAACTGGCGTGTAGGTTGTGTCTCCTTTGTCGTCAACAAATTTACGGCGGCCTAAGAATGATTCCTCGCGCACCAGCAAGAAACGCTCAGAAACACCGATACCACGAGCACCAGCCTCCATAATGCCGCTGATTGTTTCGTCCTGCGCAATCACAGCCATGCAACCGAGAGCCGTAAAGCTCATGTTGTTTTCTGCATTTGCACGGGCAATGGAAACGTGACCGCTATCCCAAGCCTTTAGAACCAATTCGCTGTTAGTCTTGCGCTCGCTATTGGCGTATGTCAGTCCGAGCAGTGAGTTGATACTTGTTGCCTCGTCCGAGATAACAGCAAAGTTACCCTGGCGGAAGTTGATTTTAGCCAAGCCCTCTGGAGTTGTATCTGAAACAGGAAACACAACGTCGCACAGTTTTGCGAGCTTTTCCTCGTACTCCTCTTTCTCCTCGTAAAGCGCTGCATATTCAGTGCCGGAGCGCTCTGATTTTAATTCCTTTGCGATCCCGTTGAGTTTGGCCTGAATCTTTTTGCGCTCTTTCTTGCGTTGCTCGTTGATGCGCTCAACCTCTGCAACAATCGGAGCAATCGCCATTGAGTTGATCGCAGATTTACCAGTAGACGGCGGCTGGCTGGTAACAACGTATAGCGCCGTTGGCTGATCGGTTCCGTGGTACTCCACGGTGAATCGTCCGAGCATTGCGGCAGACACGCAGCCTACAAAGTGCATATAGGCAGATGAAACAGGGAATTGCACAGACTCCGCCAGGCTGCGAGACAACTTGCCTACAACGTCGCAATCGTTGCCGAGGGAAATAACAGGGTATTTGTCGTTTCCGCTGTTAATGTCCTTCACGTCACCCCAAAAACCAGACGAGCGAGAGTATCCGTTTGCCTGGATTGCAACCTTAACGGCGCTCAAGCCTTGAGCCTCAGCCGTTGAAATGATTTGTTGTGGTGTCAGCGTGGATTGTTCAAAAAACATCTTAAAGTCTCCTTGTTGGTTGACCTGTATTATAGGTCAACCATCTTACAGCCTTTTGGCAATTCGTGCTATTTTAAACGTTCAACTTTTGCGAGAAGTTTCGATCCGTCATGACTCCAGCATTCGAGTGTTTCAGGATCAAAGTCTAAAGACCTGTGGAATGTGTGACCAATCAGCAGATATCCGCCACGTTGCCGAATCTGATAAACCGTTTCGCCAACCGTGAATATTGAAATGTCGCTGTATGTCACCTTGAATCTGTTAGCCAGCATACTCTTTGGTATGTGGCGAGTGTATTCTACGCCTTGAATCATGAGTATTTCGCCTCGAATAAGTAAGCACCACCAGCAGAGAATCCGATCTCCTCACGATAGAGGGTGAATCGGTCGCCGTCCTCGTCAAACACATAGCCAGAAACGCCGCCCAACACGCGCCATTGTTCGATCTGGTAGCGCTTGCCAGCCTTAAACGTTTTCTTGTGCTTCATGCTATGGTCTACCCAAGTGCATTTTATTGTTTTGGTCTTGATCTCACGGAAATCATTAATATTAGCCTCAGTCCACTTGCTGCCTTTCGTCAGTTCTCGAACCTGGAAAACCTCCATTTCAACGAATTCACCACTGTCATTGACAGGAACCATTGCCGATTTAAAGCGCCCTTTCATTAATTTGTTGTCGGCGTTGCGGATAACTTTCATGATCATTTCTCCATCCATTTACGATATTTTGCTAACTGGTTCATTGAGGACAAAATTCCTTGCTCTTTCATGTTGCTTGCTCGGTAAATCTCAGCCAAATAAGTCTCGCCATTGTATAGATAAACTGATCTGCGAAAGGTTTTTAGATTTGGATTATCAATACCTGCAATCATTGCCAGGAAATCCGCTTTCTTAGTCATGTGAGCCATTTTGTTATCCTCAATTCGTTTCGTTGAGATAATAATAGCGGATCTTATCGACCCGCTTTTAACAAAAGTGCTATTTTGAGTTAGCCAGCCATACAGCAATCGCCAGGCCGCGAGGAGTGAGCGAGCGAATCAGTTTTGTTCGCGCTGATTTGCCTCCGAGTTTCTTCCAGCCTGGATTGTCATTCCCAACCGGATCCACTGGCAAAGCCTCAGGCATAACAAAGCCGTTACCAGTCCAAAGGCAAGTTTGCTTATTGTAAGCGTCGCTCGCTGGGATGATATCAGGGAAAGCAGGGTGAGCTTCATCCTTGATATGGATATAGCCGCCATAGTCGCACGGATGGAATTTGTGATCCGGCTTGCGCCATAGCGTTGACAGCTTGCCTACAGGGTTTTCGATCATGTACGGATCGCCAAAGTGATCAGCAATCTCCGCCGCAATCTTACAGGTCGCCGCCGCCTTAACCTGGAAATCTGGATCAATCTCAGCTTTGCGCTTCCAGTGGCGGGAGCCGGAGTTTGCCAGGTCTGTACATGGAGGAAAGGCCATAATGAAATCAGGCTTACCCCAACGCAGATTGCACGCGCTCGCCTTGAAATTCTCGTCAATCCATGCGTTAACGTATCGGATATTTGGATGCATTACGCGCACTGACTGGTATGAGCCGTGATCACCTTCATCGGCATTGAAGCAGACGACTTTATAACCAGCTTTCGCCCACGGCAGCGCCGCATAGCCGGAGCCGTCGAACATTGAGAAAACCAGGCCTTTACGTTCAAACATATCTACCACCTCAGAACGGGAAGCAACGTTTGCAAGCCGGATCAAAATCACAGCCGCAGTCATTTACAATCATGGTTGGATCGGCAAACATCGCTCCGCTTTCCATATCCATATCCATATCGCCAAGCGCATCATCCAGCGTGCGCAATTTGTAAGCAACCTCAAGCGCAGCCTCTTTATTCAGTCCAGCCGCCTCCGCCTCTTGCAGACGGGCAAAGAAACCATCTTGTACCACAATTTTCTCCTCTAAACTGGCGGCGCAATTGCCGCCTTTAAACCAATCAGGACTTATCAAGCTTTCCAGGTTTCGATATACATCGAATTTTCATCCAGGAAGTTGATCACATCTTGCTTGCTGTACTGGCGCAGTGTGCAGCGCGGCGACGTTCCAACGGTGTAGCAGCCTTTACCCTCGGTGATGGTCACTTGCTTGATTTTCTCGCCTGGGATGTCGCACTTGATGATCACGCGATGGTGGCTATCCAGGGTTTTCATGATGTTTTCGGTTTTGAGTTTCATTCGTTTGTCCTTGCTCGTTGTCGATGGCGCTACTATACCAGGCCGCAGCGCCGGAGTTTTAACAAAAAGTGCTATCAGTTCCAGAATGAGTGGCGGGGCGCACGTTTACCATCACCGCCGTAGTGGTCATTGGCAACCGCAATCATCCAGGCGTTAGCGAATATCAGCAGCCGCATAAATCACTCCCTTAATCTTCTTGATCTCGTCAACTAGCTCTTTCTCGTCGTGAATCATGGCTGGCGAGCACTCCCAACAAGCGGAGGTGAGTTTCTTGTTCTTGCCCTTAATCAGAAATCCGCCCATCAACTCCCAATTGCAGATAAGGCGATCATCACGCATATCGTACAGGTTGAACAAGTTGCGGCGCTCGCCACTAACGTAAATCTTCATCCCATTGTTGCGGCAGAATACGCGCAATTCTTTCGTCACTCGCATTATTCACTCTCCAGTACGGTTACAGGCTCCAGGCGCTCCAGCACAACTTTAAAGTCGGCAAAGAATGTCGGTCTACGCTCTGTCAACTCGGCATAGGTGTCAGTCGCCAGCGTTGCGCGATCACCTTCATAGCACACCACACGCTTTCCGTCTGCGCGGCTGATTGCCACCACGCGATAGGTATTCTTGACCATTAAATAACCTCCATCACAGTATGCTCGTCACCAGCAAGTGACCAGAGAGTGTTAGTAAGTTGCTTCACTTTCCAGGTGAGGCCGGAGTGATAGCAGACCATTTCCTCAAGGTCTATTGTGATCTCAACGCCTTTCTTGAAGATCCCACGCGTCAACTCTGGATTGCGGCGAATAACTTTAACGTCGATCTGGTCTTGCATTTTTGATTCCTCAGTTTCGTTTTGTTGAGGCAATGATAGCGCATCGCCTCTGACTGGTTTTAACAAAAAGTGCTATCACACAGACTCAAACACTGCTTTGAATTGTGCGCGTGTTTTGCAGTCACCAAAGCGAGCGTAGATTGAAGCTGCGTATTCGCTATTGGTTTGCATCACATACCAGCGGCAATCTGCTGCAATATCTTTCAGTTTGCGCGTGCCAGCCTCAACCTCGTCCATGATTCCCTGGATGGTGAAAGCGTCGCATTTGGTCAGTGTGTACATTTTCGTTTTCCTCATTTCGTTTCGTTGAATGCATTATGCCAATTCCTATCCGCTCTGTTTTAGCAAAAAGTGCTACTTAATCGGTAGTCAGTGATTTTGATGATTGCTTGACCACTTTCGCAATGATGTTTTTGATGCCCGTCAACTTTTGTGTGATTGTGATGATTGTTGATGTTTTTTGATGTGATTTGATTGTGGGAATCAGCGTGGTCTGACGATGCCGTTTTACGCTCTCGAAAACTCCGCCCCTGTTTTACCTGTTCCCCGATGTTCTTGATTCGACCCACCGCAAATCCGCTCAACGGTTTCCAAACAAAAGAAACAAATAATATCCCTATATATATACTTAAAAATCAATTAGTTAGTTATATATATCTATATATTGTTATTATCTTGTCTCCAATGTTTCATATGTATAGAGATACCCTGTTATTGTTGGTTATTGGTATTGATTAAATATTGTACATTTCAGGCGCGGCTTGATTATGCATATATATATGGGGTGCTTCCGCAATTCCGCGAAATCGCGTTTGTTTCATGGTTTTTTGCTTTACAATCAGGGGCTTAACATGCCAAAACAGGACGAAATCTGGAGCGAAATTTTTTAATACAATGAAAAACATAAAAAACTATTGACTTGCTGACCACCTGGCGGCACAATGCGCCAAACAAACGAACGAGAGGAGGAAACGACATGGCTTTAATGACTGCGCGAGAGTTTACGGCAAAGATGGAGGAGGCGATCGTTAAGGTTGTCTCCGGCGAGGAGCAGGAGATCCGATTTAGCGCTGGCATGATGTTGTCAATGGTTGACCATGACGAGGCGCAAAAGCTCACTCCGGCATACATGCGCACCACTTTAAACCGCGTGCCTGAGGTAAAGGCAACCGGAAAAGTGAGCATCAAGACCACCACTGACGACGACGGCACAAAGTTTTTTGTCGTGACAGTCAACAAAAATCCGCGCAAGAAGCAACTGACAACCGATGATCTGGAAGTTATCGAGCGCAAGACCAGAGAGAAGTTTGCAAAGCGGCTCCTGGGCTTTATGCCGAACGTGATGCACCTGGAAGGTGATAAGCGAGACGGGGCGATTGAGGGCATTGCACTGTACCAGGACATGATCAAGAAAATGGCGGAGGGTGAATAATGAAGAAGCTACTCGAAATGTTCTCTCCGCGTGATGCGATGGAGGTTGTGCTATTGGCGGCTATAGCGTGCGGCGTGCTTGGCTGGTATTGCAGGTTATTGCGCTGGCACTCGCCCTGATTGGTAAATAGCACTTTTTGTTAAAACTGCCCCGCGCGAGTGGGGCATAATAGCCTCAACGAAACGAATTGAGGAGATTGCAAAATGGTTACACTGATTACCTGGGAGCACGAGAGCAGCAACGCGGTAGTGCGCGAGTTTGATTCAGTAGCAGCGTGCTACAGCCTGGCAGCTAACGGCGGTTTCTATAAAGCGCAGATTGTAAACGAGTTTGGGGTGGTTGATTATGAGTTTCATTAATGCAAGCGATGTTAAGCCTGGCGTGGAATATACACGCCTAAGCAAGCGCGTGAGATTGCAGAGAGACTTAACGACCTGGCAGACATTATGGAGGTTAAATAATGATCAGATTCAACGTTGACCATCCAGGCTTTATTGCTGGCAAGACCTATCAAGCGAAATACGCAGCGCACCCATTCTACGGCTACCTTGCGATCAAGGTTGTTGACGAGGACGGCGATACGCGTTACCTGGCGATTGAGTTGCTGGAGGAAGGATCCATTGTTGAGGTGGATGATGAAGATTAACGCACAAGCACGCAACTACGCGCTAAAGCACGGGATTCACATCTACGGACTGACCAACGAGCAGAGCCGCGCCCTGGTTTTCTACGATATCGCCAGCGGCACAAAGCTATGCACCTACAAGAGCTACAGCGATGATAACCCATTGCAGAAGTCGCTCAACTACAAGATGAAGCCGGAAACCTGGCAAGCGATGCCGGATGATATCCGCACGGCGCAGGGTGTGCAAAAGGCAATCGAGGCTATGGTTGCAACTGGCACGGCGCGACTGCTGGACGAGGACGAATTAGCGGAAGCACGAAACAAGATCCTGGCGCGGTCAACGGGAGTTGAGATCCTATGAGCAGTTGGCACAATGAGCACGTAATGCAATTCTATCGCCAAAGGATAAAGAAAATCCTCAATAGCACGAATTGCTAAAACACCAGATCGGGGTTGCGCTATAGTAACCCCATCGACAACGAACTGAGGACTTAACAATGAAATCTCGTGAATACCGCAACAAAGACAACGGACTTATCTACTGGCTGGAGGGCAATTCTGTGATGGTTCGCCGTGGCGAAGTTGTGCAGAAGTCAAACATGGACGCGGCAACATTCTTTATTGCGGTTGGGACTGATCGACTTGTTTTAGTGGAGGAATAATCATGATCTCAATCCGCAACTGGTTTATGCGCTTCATCGGGAAAGAGGTTGAAGCTTTCGGCTACAACATTCCGGCAAACTTCAAGCGTGCTTGCCCTGGCAACGCCAGCGGTGTTTATTGGGAAATGCCAGACGGCACATACTGGCTCACTGTCATTTCTGGAATGCCGATCCAGGTTAGTGAGCGCGATTATGAGCGCGGAACGTGGTTTACAGCAATGCAAGAGGTCGGGGAGGAATTTTAATGATCAAATTTGAGCTTTGGGGTTACACATACCATCTGCGCGGCACTTACGGTGTTGCAATCGTTGACCTGGACGGCACACTCTCGGACGGCACGCACCGCTTGCACCTGCTGCCAACAAAGGATTTGCACCTCACCGAAAGCTGGAGCGAGTTTAACAAGGCGGCCGCAAACGACAAGCCGAACCAGAGCAAGATTAATGTTGTGCGCAACCTTTGGCGTGCTGGGATGGGCGTCGTTATCCTGACTGGTCGCAGTGACGAGGTGGAAACCGATACTATCCTTTGGCTAGACCGCCACAAGGTGAAATATGACTGGCTTATCATGCGCCGCGCGGAGGATAACCGCAAGGACACCGTTATCAAAGAGGAAGTGTTGCGTGCAATCGGTCTGCATCACATTACGTGCGCCTTTGACGATTCGCCAAACGTGATCAGCCATTTCCGTAGCCTGGGAATCACAACCTATCAGGTGACGGAATACGACAAGCCGCACGCTCATTTACAGAGTCACGGCGTGGAGGAATTGAAATGATTGTCAAGCACAACATAGAGCCGAGCGCAAACACAGCGCAGGACATGATTGCCGGAATGCCGTCAAAATCGCACAGAATGGTGCGCGTTTGGGGTTTTCAGGGCAACGTAAGCCAAGCGCTCAAGGAAATTTTAGACCTGCCACAAGTCGATACAGCGCTTGTGGGGGTGCATACAAATGAATATGTTTCTTTCCACATTGTGACAAAGTGAGGTTAATGTGATTCTTACAGTAGCTTTTGCCAATCCGCGAGCGTGCAACATATTTGGATTCAGGGAGAGGATGCGCATTGAGGCCGAGCGCAATGATAAAGGCATCCTTTACGTCAAAGCGCCAAAGACTGGCGCGGCAATGAGGGTTAAGGAGAATGGATGGCGCATGTTTATCCGTTCTATGTCCGGTCAAGACCTGGTGACTTTCACAAAATAGCACGAATTGCTAAAACGCGCTCCGAGAGGGGCGCTATAATGCACCCATACCAACCAACGAGGAGCAATAAAAATGGAACAAGTAAAAGTTAAGCTAATTTCCCACGGTGGCTATGATGGTTTGAAACACCTTTCATTCCCAATTGTAGTTGATGGATTTGTGCATCCGGTCAACATACGAACTATTCAAGGCGGGCGAGAGTTACCAGCTCATTGAGAAAGGCCAGGCTGGGCGGTTCACGGTGTACGAATACACCGACGCGCAAGGTTGGGTTTACACGTTCGGCCTGGACGAGAACGGCGAGAACGAAACAGACGGCAATTTCATTAAATTTACAAAGGGGTAACAAGATGATTGAGATCAAATTCGATGGCAAGTCTAAGAAATTCAACGGCGTACAGATCCACAAAGACGCAACGCACGCGGTAGCGGGTCGCAAATTCGGTGCTTACTTTAAGCTCAATGGCGAATGGTATTTTACTATTTTCACCACTTGCCACGCGCTTAAATGCACGGTTGCTGGTCATGATTTTGATATCCGCAACTACATCAAAGACGACGCAGAAATCACAGAACTAAAATAGCACTTTTTGCTAAAGACTTTCCGCGAGGCCATTGATATAGTGGCCTCATTGAAAGCAACCACGCAAACAGGAGATAAAAATGCGTAACTTCGAGAAAATCCGCACCAACAAAGACCGCCGCGCCGCTGGTGAGATTGTGGATTCACACCGTCGCCGCAAGAAAACCCAAAAACGCGGGAGTGCGGCAAAGCGGATGGATTGGGATCAGCTTCAAACTAACTACAAGGTAGGTCGATAATGAAAAAGGTTATCATCCTCAACGCGCCGCCAGGCGCTGGCAAAGATACGATTGGCAGCCTGATTTGCAAACACGCGCCGCAATATGTTGTTAAGCGCTCATTCAAAGAGCCGATGTTCAAGATCGCAAAAGCGATGTTGGGCGATTATCGTTTCGGCCTGTTTATGCAATCGTATGACGACAGGGAGCAGAAAGAAAGAGCGCAATCTTTCCTGAATGGTAAATCACCTCGCCAGTTTATGATCTGGATTAGCGAGGACGTGATAAAACCTCAATTTGGGGATCAGTATTTTGGCGTGGTAATGGCTGAGGCCGTGCGAGATAGTCATGTTCCGGTTGTAATTACTGACGGCGGTTTCCCCGATGAAGTTAAACCACTGGTCAGTGCTGGGATTCAGGTAAACATTTGCCGCCTACACCGTGACGGATACACGTTTGCCGGAGATAGCAGGGATTATCTCAATCTTGAGGGCTACCATCACCGCATCGTGACGCGAGATTACATCCTGGTAAATGGCGATCCGATGCATACAATGATTCAGATCTGTGAGGATATTATGGAATGATAACCACACCACACGATCAAAAAGAGCCGTTTGACTTCCACAAGGCCGCCGTTATCGGCCTTACAATCCTAACTGTCATTTACACTGTAAGAGGTATTTTATGGCTGTTAACACACTAAAACGAATTGGCGTTATCATGCTAATTATCGGAGGGTCATTGCTAACAGAGCCAGGTTTTGCAAACACGGCTGGAGGTATGGCGCTGTTAATAGGCGGTCTTATTGGTGGCTACATGGACGGCGTAAAGGCTGGTCGGCGTGAGGCGTTCGGCGGCGAAGATAAAAATCCGATCAAATAGCACGAATTGCTAAAACTTCCGCGAGGGCATTTGGTAAAGTGTCCTCATTGAAGCAAAGCAACCAATCAAGGAGATAACGAAATGGCTACTATCCGCAAACACCTGGTAAACGCATTCGAGAACGTTGGCGAGCGCTACGGCTGGGATGATGGACTAAAAACACCGTACACGGCACGCCGTCAAGGTTTCAACTCACTGCGCGAGTGGGCGCGTTGCATGGCTGCTAATTACATGCCGGAGAACTGGCAACTCATGCCTGACTCACTGCGCGAAATGATCGAAGATGCACAGGCGGCAGGTGTGCCACTCACTCAGCATGATTTTGACGACTACGCAGAGGAAGAAATTTTATGCTGGTGAAAATCCGCACTGATTATGAGGACTCGCCGTGGATAGCGGCGGGTAAGATTTACGGGCGGTATTGGTCAAAACAGGCCGCTACGCAGGAACGTATAAGTTTATTGGGGAGTTAGGCTCCCCGTGCTACACAAGGCTTGAGCGTTCAATCCACATCGGCTGGAAAGATTGGGAGATTGTAAAATGAAATATTATGTTCGTCCTACTGTAGACGGTGAAAACTTTACTGCTGGCAAGCTTTACGAGATCCAGCATGGTTTCGGCGGCGGTCGCGTTGTTGTGCTCAACGATGCAAAAGAGGAAATCATTGTGCGGTGCGATGGTGTTGTGTCCTCCCGCCTGAACTGGAGCGGCAAGTTTGAGCGCGTGAGCATTCCAGACGAAAAGGAGGCCATTGAATATGCCGTTAGCCTCGGAGTGTTTGACGGGTTGGGCTTGCAGACCATGAAGATCAAGAAGGCAACTATCAGCGACGGGCAAATCTACGCAAGCGCATCGCCTCGCAACGAGTATGTCGAAGTGCTGGAACAGCTACGCGAAATCCTGCGCGTGCCGGAGGGAGAGAACATCCTGACTCATGCGAAAGTTGTGCGCGTGCTGGCTGATGGGTTAATCAACCTCCAGAAAACGAAATAGCACTTTTTGCTAAAACTCAGATGGGGTAGGCTGGTATAGTTACCCCATCGAAACGAAACGGAGACACCAAAATGAAAATTCGCATCACCAAAATCGACACCATCAACGGCGACGGCTCAATCACCCTTGAGGAGTGCGGCCTTGAAATCGGTGACGTTCTTGAGGTTGACGGACATTTCAACGATGGATCTTATTGCGTTATTGCTCCGCGTAACAGTGGGTTTATCCAGGCTGGTGACAATATCAGCGTAAACAAAGACGAGTGCGAGGTTGTAGAAGAATGATCACGATTAACCTTTCAGACGAGCAAGCGCGTGAATTACTGAAAGCTACCGGATGGGGCGACATGATGCCCCGCCACCTTGAGCAAGAGATTTTCCGCCAACTGGAAAACAAGCTCACGCCGCCGAGCAATGAGCAAGCAGCGATTGCAGCATGGCGAGCGGAAAACGGCTACACAGCAGAGATTATCGAAAACTGGAAGCGCAAGCATGAGACGATGGAGGGCTTTGAGTGATTTTCGTACACACATATAAGATCGGAACCAACGAGAACAAGAAGGAGCGCCGCGCTCTTTGGGATACTGAGGAGCAGGCGTTGGCGCAGCAGCGAGTTTTAGGTGGCGTGGTTCAGGCTTTTATTCCGGTGGAGGACATTGATACGCGCGCCCACGTAGCAGATAGCGAGATCTCAGAGAAGTTTGACGAAATCGCAAGCCGACAACTCCACATAAGCGAGCCGCTAATGCACCACAAGAGGGAGCTAATGAGCAAGGTTCGCAAGATTGTGCGCGGCGAGTTTGATACTGAAACTGGCCTTTGGAAATAAATTAAAATTCGATAGTGTTTAAAGCGCCTCAGAGCGATTATAAGAGGCGCAAAAATTGGAGGCATGATTGCATGGATAACTACGAAAAACCGTCTCAGTGGTGCGCACGCAAGCAGGAGGAGGCACTTGAGCGCGACGACCAGAAAGCGGCTTTAGACTATTTTCAGATGTTCCAACTTTGGCAGAGCAGAGGGCTATAAAATGTTCGGATTGAACGAGGCAGAATTCAATATCGTCAAGCGTGCGGCAAAAGATTGCGTCAACGAGATCGCTGATCGCATTGAGCAGAAGGACGAGAAATATGATCGCATCGCTGCGGGTATTATCTGCAAGCACTATCAGCCAGTTAGCACCCTCTTGACCAAAACGCAATTTATTTGGCTCGCCGGATATCTGCGCGGGCGCTGGGGAAAGAATTTTGACCGCGAATGATTGACGTCACGGCTCTGATTGGTTAACCTAAGCCCCGTAAACATAAGAGGCTAAAACGAGCAACGCGCCAGGCGATACTGGCAACTACAGCGCCGCGCTGGTTATTCAACCGTAAGACGCGGCGTTTTTTAACAGGAGAAAGCAATGAAACGATATCCAGAAGAAACAGCCAAAGTGACCATCGTCGTAGAGCGAAACGGCGTTAAGACTCGCTACAAGAAACGATTCAAGAAAGGCGAAGCGATGTTAGGCCGAATCTCTGACTTCATGATCAAGATTCAAGAGGATAAGCCAGATGAAGTGGAAGGTTAAGCTGACCATCCGGCGAATGGGGCGACAGTGCCGCTCCTGCAAGCAAGTTTTTGAATGCGAAGTTTCAGCTTCAAGCGAGGTAGAGGCGGCGCAGTTTGCAAAAGAGCTTTCTGGAGCAGATCCAGAAACACATAAATTTTCAATCGACTATTTAAGGAGCTTATCATGATCTTAGGTTTTGTAATTGGATTCATTGCCGCTATCGTTATGGTTTTGGTTGTTGGTGGCGCTGCGCAGAAATACGCAATCAAAAAAGGCTGGTACGCCTCCGCGATCTGGATTGAGAAAGAGAAGCGCTGGAAAGTGCGCGGTCGATTCCTCAGTGTGGCATCAAAGATTTACTCTGGAATCCTGGAAGAATACCGCTCAGGACGGAAAACCGTCAAATACGTAGAATAACCGAAGCCCCGCGTTTGCGGGGTTTTTTTGTGCCTGTTATAATTGGCCTCCAACAAGAGGAGGATTAACCATGAGCAGAGAAGAAAAACAAAAGCCCTTCACGGCTTACA